ATCATTCTTTGTTTTTATATTTCAATTGTTTGTATCTTTCTGATTGTCAATTTACAAAGGTAATTATAATTTTATTATTATAATACTATTATAATGCAAATATAGGAAAGTTTAACCATTAAAGGATTTCTCTTCCTTACTATCTGCTACCCCGAAAAATCTTCTTCTTTAGAAGAAGGAAAAAAACAGGAAAAATAATCCCGAAAAAATTTGGTGGTTTCAGAATAATGATGTACTTTTGTACCCGAAATCAAGCATTAAGAGTTGCCCAGTTGTGGCACACCAACCGAGTTTCGCATAGAGATAACCACGGTGGTAAAAGAATGTGTAAGTGTTTAACAACTTAAAATAATTATCTTTATTATTTCAATATGGTTTATTTCACTAGTTAAATACCTGATTTATAGATGGTTATATATTTCTTTGTTATTAATGAGTAACAAAATAGTAACAATGAAGTGTTAATCTTTGCAAAGTAACTAACTTGCCCACAACAAAGATAAGAATTAAATCTTATTCACAACTAGTTTTCAAAAAGACTTTAACTTAGATTAACATTGTATCATTTCGTATATCTAATGTATATCTATTTCCCTAAAAAATCAATTTAGTTTACATTCAACACTTTTTAGCATTTGGTGGTTTCAGAAAAAGCTTCTATCTTTGCATCGTCAATGTTACGGTTGACAGACCAAAGTAGTCCTCCTTTCAAGGCGTAAGCCTACAAGATATGAACCTCTGAGTCGTTGTCCGTAACCAACACTCGGGGGTTCTTTTTTTATTCCCCTGAGTTTGAGACAAGACAAGATGGAAGACTATGGGCTAGATACCTTCCGATTCATCGAGTCTATAAATTGCAAGGAAGACCGCATGGCAAATCGTAGGAACTAATAGCAGAAGACGAGCGGAGGGGAATCTACTCCTTATGCTGCTTAGGTTAACTGATGTAGAATTATCAAGTGACCAGATGATGGGGGGTGACGGAACTCATCCATGAAATCTTAGGTTTTCTGATGCGTTCACATACGTGTGCGTTAAGGGGAACCTAGAATCCAAAGGAATCAAAAATCTATCCATTTTAATTTTTAATAATTATATTTGGATGATTAAGTAATTAGTAGGAAACAAAAAACAAAAATCGCTTATGGAAAAGGAAGAAAAAGCAAAGGTCATTCTTGACTACGACAAGTATCAGGAGTTGCTTGAAAGAGCAAGATTGAGTGATTTAAAAGCTCGTTCTATAGAACACGCTGCTTATGATAAAGCTACGAAAGAATATGAAAGATGTGTCAATGAATTGAGAGAAGCTATTGCATCGTTGCAAAGAAGTAATAGCAATTTACGTGATAATTTATCGTATCTCGAAGACGTAAATGTATCATTAAGGGGTAATCAAATAAAAGATTTGTGTGAATCTCGCCTAGAAGGTTATAGAGAATTTGCTTGGGTAAATGGCGATAAGATTTTGGACAAAGTGATGAGTTCTTTGGATATGAGCCTTAAAACCATTCCTGCGCTATCTTTCTGGAACTACTTTACTGACAATGCTGATAGAGTCTTCTGTGATAAGATAAGAAGTTGTGTAGGTAATAGTTTAAATAGTGCTTTCTTAGATTTTACCAATCTAAAATAGATAGGATTATGAAGATAGAGTCAATCAGTTGTCAGGTCAGAACTGCTCGCAAGCAGCATGTATGTGAGTTGTGCCTTTGCCCTATTCATAAGGGCGAGGAGTATGGGTATGAGGTCTTGAAGGTAGATGGCAAGATGGAAGCTCATAAGCGGCATCTGGAGTGTGACGAGTTGACCGCAAAGGATGAGTTTCAGACGGAAGACTACGGCTTGCGCTATACTTCCGAGACCTTCTATAGGGCGGTATGTGACTATATCCATCTGCATCATAATGGGGATGATAGCTGGACTGGCTCTATGTTTAGCAGAGTGATTAAGATATTGAACGAAGTTAATAATTAAAATTTTGGCTTATGGAACTTGATATGTTGATTAGAAGTGCCCTGAGTGATGCTAAGTGGTTAATTGCTAAGGGTGGAACCGATAGGGCAGAAGTACTGAATCGTGTGCTGGGTAAGATTGATAATGTCCTGAAAGAACTGGATGGGGCAGAACTCATTGACCTCAACAAGGTGTGGCATCAGGCGAAAGATGTTATGCCACCAAGAATTTATGGCGGCAATCATGCAGACTTGCTGTGTGTGCATCAGTTCAAGCCTAATTCTCATCCTCATCTTACTCACGAAGAGAACTGCCCTGAGTTTGAGGAGTATCTTAAAGCGAGTCCGAATGACTGGTGGTGTAGAACTGGGGATTTGTTGAAGAAGGAACATCGTGAACTTTATTGGAGATAGATATGAAAAAAACAAATTTACGAACTTGGAAGGCAAATCGTCATCCTAATTTCAATGCACCTGATGTTGTGTATATGATACCACAAAGAATGGGTTTGGCTTGTTCTAAAGTAGGCGAGTCTTCTACACAAACCTTTATGGTCTGTGATAAGAAAATGGATGGTGGTATAAAATTCGTGCGTAAGAATAAGGCATGGAAAAATGTATTAGAGGAAAAACCTATAGGGGGTTTAATCTGTTTAGTTGGGACGGCAGATGGTCATGATTTTAAATTAGCGGCTTATCACGGAACGAAAAAATGGTTTCTAGTTGATGTTGATATGCGTGTTTCGCTTGAAAAATATCCTCAATATGCTTATTTATATCAGTTAGGAGCACATATAGATAAAGTATATAATGAATTTGAAAATGGTTTTTATAAACTAAATAAATAAGGAAAATGGTATCAGAATCAGCTAGATATTATCAGACTCACCCAGCATCTAGGGAGCGGAAAAAGCGTTATGATACTCGCTTCGAGTCTTCCCCTGCTCAGAAGGCTAAGCGTAGGGAATTGGCTCGTCACAACGCTGCCCACGATAAGAAGTATGGGGCAGCTTCTCGCAAGGGCATGGATGCTTCACATACCAAATCAGGAATTAGGTATAAACCATCATCGGTTAATCGTGGTTCCAAGACGGATATGGCTGGGGATAGAAGAGCGAGAGGTGGTCGCTGATAGTGAATAAAAAAAGAATAGGGAGTGCTCACGCATTCCCTATTTCGTTATCCTAACAATCTTAAAACCTATAAACCAAAAACCTATGAAAAAAACAAACGTTCTTCTTATGAATTACATTTTATCCTTCCTCTTCCGACATCTGTCTCAACTTCTCGGTGAGGGCATTGTGAACCTCACGCTTATCGTCAAGAGTGACGGTCTGTAGCTTAGGGCAGTTGAACTCTAGTATCTTGATGAATGATGCTACCTTATCCTTCGGCTCGCACTTATACCAAGCTTCCATGAAATCATCCCATGCCTCTCTAGAAAAGTCGGCACACAACTCACGAAACTCCTTGTTGATAGGAGACTCGTAACCTTTCTTCTTACCTCCAGTCTTTGCCCGACCTTTCTCGAACTGCCCTTTTGTATTTCTATCTACTGCCATTGACTTAACTATTTTGGTGCAAAGATAGTAATTATTCGGCAAACGGAAACTTTATCCGTTAACTTACCTACCTAAATAAACGGATAAAATACGATTCTCGGATGGTATCAGTATCTTTGTACCATTATTAATAATTAAAATTTCATATATATGATAGGTGCATTAATAGGTGCTGGGCTTGGGCTTGCAAGCAGTATTGCTGGCGGTATAGCTAACCGCAAGGTGAGAAAAAAGCAGGAGCAGATGATTGCCCAGCAGCAGAGAGAAAATCAGGCATGGTATGATAGAAAGTATAATGAAGACCCTACCAAGCGTGCTGATACGGTTCGATTGCTCACTCAGATGCAGGAGCAAATCAAGAACAGAAACAAGGCTGCCAAGGGTAGACAAGCGGTGATGGGTGGTACGGAAGACTCCACTACTGCGGTGAAGGAGGCGAACAACAAGACCCTTGCTGATACTACCTCACAGATTGTAGCTGCAAATGATGCCCGAAAGGATAACATCGAACAGCAGTATATGAACAGAAAGAATCAGTTGCAGAACCAGCAGATGAGTATTGATGCTGAGAAGGCTGCTGATACTGCTAATGCGGTGGCTGGTGTTGCTGGTACTGCTGCCAATATCGCTGCATCGCTTGATAGTGGTGCTGGTAAGAGCAAGGCTCCGAACATGAATGTGACTCAGGAGCAGTTGAATGGTATTGCCAAGAACCCGAATGATGTTCTCGGCTTGCAAGCTAAGGCAACTTCTCTTCCTTCTCAGGGTGACTTGAATAGCCTTGGGGCTAAACTTCAAAAGATTAAAGCATAGCCTATGAAAGCATCAGATATGTTACGTTCAAACAACGGCTTGAAGACTACACAGAGTGTTCTCAACAAGCAGCAGAGTGGGGTGGATGCTGCCAATAAGGTGGCACAGACTCAGGCTCCAGTCTTCACTCAGCAGCAACTTGATGCGGCTGGCAAGAAAGTTGACCAGATGAATGCTGCTACTCCTCAGAATGAAACACCTACGATGAAGGCGGCTAGAGAGAAGACTATCGCTACTCAACAAGCCATCGCTAATGGGGTAGATGTGAATCAGGATGCTCCTAATGATGAGGAGGATAAACCATCCGTACCCATCGTGAAGAAGGAGGAGTCGAAACCTCAGCCTAAGCAGCTATCTTATGCTGATATGTATAAGATACTGAATCCTGAACTGAATGAGACTGCTGAGCAGAGGGAGAACAGAGAGAAGAAGGAACGTGCAAAGGCTCGTATCGCTGCTACTGGTGATGGTCTTCGTGCGCTCGCCAATATCTTCTTTGCTACGAATGGTGCCAAGGTGGTACACAATCCTGAGTCGGATATGACTAAGGCGGTGAATAAACGCAAGGCTTATATGGATGCTCAGAGAGAGAAGAATCGGGCATCATGGCTGGCTGGGTATCAGAGGGCACTCGCTCTTGATGAGGAAGCTCGGAAGAATAACCTGACTCTTGCTGAGCAGATGAGGTATCACGATATGCAGAACGAAATCAACAAGGTGAAGAATGACCAAGGGCAGCAGAGAATCGACCAAGGAAACAGAAGACTTGACTTATCGAAGTTGAAATATACCAATGATGCTGAGTATAAAGATAATCAGTTGAAGATTAAGAAGATGCTTGCTGATGGTCAGATAAGCCATTGGGCTGCTCAGGATGCACTTGCTAGACTGCGAGAAGGACGAATTTCTAATAAGGCTCAGAAATCTTCTGGCGGTAACCAAACTACTGCTGATTATTGGTATGAGTATTACGACCTGATGGACACTCCTGAGGGGCAGAAGAAGATAAATGAACTTAAAAGAAAGTTGAGAATCAAGAATGTGACTCAGACTAACGTGAGATACCTCATGGATAGATTGAAGGGTAGACGAAGTTCTACTACTGGTGGTACGTCAACTAGAGGTGGAACATCATCGGGCGGCGGCAAGCATACAACACATAAGGCTGGCGGTTCTTCGGCTGGTGGCAAGAAGAAGACTGGCGTAAAATGGTAACAGAATTGGTAACAAGAATTTGGTAACAAACAAATATATATATCATGGCAGAAAGACCATTATACACTTTATATAAGAATCTGAAAGCACAGAACTATGATGTGCCTGATGATTACAATAAGTTTGAGAGTGCTCTGACAAGAGACGGAAAGGGCGGTGCGGATAACAGACACACTATCTATGAGAACTTGAAGGCTCAGAACTTTGATGTTCCATCAACTTATGAGCGTTTTTACTCTGCACTTTTTGAACCTCGAAGCAGGACTTCATCAAGAGCAAAAGGCGGTAGTGTTCCAATGAGTGCTGCTGACCGTGCTCGTTTCTCTGCTGGGGCAGCAGCTATCTCGGCTAGTGCTCAGCAGACAATGAACAATGCTGGCAGATACAATAGATTGAAACAGCGAAAGCAGAAACAGCAGAAGGATTTCGGTCGTGTGAACTTGGGTACAAATCAGACTCCTTATGGTGGTGATACAAATAATGTGGTGAAGGATGATTTTGCTTACAATCCTGAGACTGGCAAGACTGGCGCATACGTTACCTCGGACAATGAGAATGTTTATTCTCTTCCTGAAGCTGAGCAGAAACAAGCTATTCTTGACCAGCAAAACAATGCTTATCAGGAAGCGGTAGATACTGGTGAGATACCATCTGCCTTTGATGTTCGTGACAAGAAAGGTAACTATGACTTGCAGGAGAACATCGGCAAGAATGGAACCTACCTTACAGAGGAAGGTGCTCAAAAGCAGTTTGACAAGAAACTGGCTGATGCCTATGCCCGAAAGAAGGAGATTGAGGCTCTTATCGCTGAGGATAATCGCCAACACGGAAATCCTTTGCTATCTTATGGTGCTAGTATCGGTGCAGGTAACGGAAGAACTGCTGAGCAGAGTGACTATAGAAATAAGTTGGCAACCTCTCTTTCTCTGGTTACTGAGCAGATTGGTGCGCTTGAAGCGGTGAAACAATATCCTACAAGTAGCTGGGGTGAGGATGTCTTGAAGGCTCTTGACAATACCGCCTTTACTGCCAAGACTTGGGATTTCGGTTTGACTGACTTCGCTACCATGGGGCAGATGGAACGTATCAAGACAAAGATGGATAACAATATTCCTCTATCTAGTTCTGATAAGATGCTCCTGAAGAGTAAACTGGGTGCGGATGCTGCTGCGGCTCTTGAAGACGAGAAGATGGGTAACGTCTATCGTTGGACGAAGATTGCAGGGCAGAGTCTCCCATTTATGGCTGACTTCTTCCTGACTGGTGGTTATGGTGGTATTACCAAGGGCATCAGTCGTGGAGCCTTGAAATTTGCTGCTAAACGTGGTATGGGAAAGGTGGGTGCTGCCATCTTGAAGAATACTGGTATCGTGGCTGGCGATGTTATCGGCTCGTATGCGATGGCTGGAACTGAGCAAGCGTTGAAGACTGGTGCTGACATCATGCAGCGACATCTGGGTAATCTGTATCAGGATGAGAAGGGTGATTATAAGTTTGGCACTTTCGATGAGAATGGAAATCTTCTGCATAAGGGTGGTGAGTCTATTGGTACTGCTCTCTATAAGGGTATGACCTCTGCTATGGTAGAGAACTATACTGAAAAACTCTTCGGTCACAACTATGGTATCAAGAAGGGTGCTGTCAACTTCATGGAGAAACATGGTATGAATGCTTCTGCTGAGTTCTTCAAGAATATCGGCAAGAGTGGACTGTATACCAATGCCAAGAAGTGGATGGAGAAGTTCGGTATCAATGGTTTCGCTGAGGAAGTGATGGAGGAGGAAATTGGTATTCCTCTTCATGCCCTGCTGGATGGTGAAGGTAAGGTGAGCGACCTTCTTGATGCTAAGCAGCAACTCGACATTATCGGTGGTATGGCTATCTCTGTCGGTTCTATGTATGCTATGGGTGCTGGCTCCCGACCAGTAAAAGGTATCTATAATCGTGCTCAGTACTACAGATTCCGCAACAAGGTGAACGTGGCTGATAGTGATGCACAGAACCTGATGGGCGATAACTGGGCAGACATTAAGGATAAGATAGACAACGCAACCAACGAGCAGATGGGTGGTGTACTGGCTGATATTCTCCGTCAGAGAGATACCATGACCAAGGAACAGATTAATGCTGCTGTTAACTATGGTGTCAACCTGATGAAGATGCGTGGCTACAATATTGCCAAGACTGCAGAAATGAATGCCAAGGAGATAACCAATGAGCCTACAACACCTGAGGAGCAGCATCAGGCAGATATTGACAACGCTTATTCTGAGGGGCATGATGCTGATGATGCAGACAAGCATGATATTCAGATTCAGCAGGAAGACCAGATGAAGACTCTTGCAGCAGCATTGGGTATCTCTGAACAGCAGCTATCTGCCATGAGTGACGATGAACTGGAATCCCTGACTGGGCAGGATGATAAACTTGACCAAGCTATCTATGACTACCAGTTGTCTTCTGCCCGATACAAAGGTGTGGTTGATGATGCACAAGATAAGGTTGACCTCGCTGCTCATCAGGCAGAACAGAGAGTGGATATGTACACAGACCAGAGTCGTGGCTCTGTCCGTAACGCTACTATCAAAGCATCAGGTGGCTTGGAAGACTATGGTGTTTATATTATCAGTGGTAATATTGCTACTCATGATGATGGCTCCATTGATGTAAGCAATAGCGATGATATGATTCTCTATTATGACCCGACAACCAATAGCGTTGAACATGCAGATGCGTTGATGTTTGCTGAACTGGGTGAAGAACTTCCTGCTGATGAAGTGAAGGCTCAGGCGGTATCTGATGCTAAAGAGAATGCTATCAAGGAAGTGGCTGGCATCATTGATGGAACCGTTGAAGTTGGCTCCCAGTTCAATGTGACTGATACTGATGGTACTGAACATACCTATGAGGTGTTGGCTGACTATGGTGATGGTACTGCTGCTATCTCTATAGATGGTAACGTAGTGGAGAATCCTTATTCGCTTGCAGACTTGCAGCAGATGAAAGACTTGGAAGACCAGAAGAGACTGGAAGCTGCCAAGGCTGAGCGTGAGCAGATGGAGAAAGAACGTGCTGCCCAGCAGACTCAGGAGACTGAAAAGACTCAACCTTCATTTGACTTCAATCAGATTCTCAATGATAATGGTAACGTGGTGCTCGTTGATGTGCTCGACAAGGATGGTAACACCAAATATCCTGACTCTAAGTTATTCCTCATTCGTGATGCTGGTGCCAAGGCTAAGGTAGTGGAGTTGAAGAGTGATGGCACTATTGTTCCTCATGCTGTGAACAAAGAAGATGTGGCTACAATCTCTTCTATGTCGCTTGATGAATACAAACAAGCTATGCCTGAATCCTCAATGATAGAGGATAATAGTGGAGAAGAATCTGATGGGGATTCTCAGTTGGCAAATCTCGGTTTGCCTAAAGGTAGTGAAATCTGGATGAGTGGCGATGGTTTCGGAAGACCAAAGGAAAACACTCAATCAAAAGTTGTTGGTATTGATGAGCAGGGTAGTATCATCCTTGAAGATAAGGATGGTAAAAAGTGGTCTGCATCATTTGATTATATCAACAACCATCGTGAGCTTCCACCTTTGGATGAGAATACCAATATCGTTAATGATGAGAATAATCAATCGGAATCAAATGCTGAGGAGAACACTCCTGCTCCTGAGCAGACTCCTGCCATTACCCTTGAAGATGGAACCATCGTGCCTATGCTGGATGATGGCAACCCTGACTTCTCGAAGCTGACAGCCGCACAGACTGCTGAGTTGTATGATACTCAGTTTGGTGAGGATGCAGATAGTATCGTATCTGGATATGTGTCTGATGCTAAGAAGGCACTCGACAAGGCTAGCAACATGACCGTGAAGGGTAAGACTTTCGTGGAACAGAAGGCTGCAAAGGATGCCAAGGAGAAGGCTATTGCTGATGCTCAGGCGGCTTATGACTCTGCTATAGCTATCCGTGATGCTTATAATGAGCGACAACTTGCCAAGGTGGAAGATACTGCTGAGGGTAGAAAGGAACTTATTGAGAAGGCAAGAAGAAAGTTCGCTCGCTTGAAGAGTGCGGTGAAGGATGATGCTGAGGCTGTATTACAACTCTATAGAGAAACTATCGGTTCTCTCCTTCATCGTCTGTATGATAGTACTGGCATTGACGTGACTGATACAACTCCGCTTACTGCTGAGGAGTATGTGGCTAGCAACCTCGGTGCTCACTCTCTTAACTATGAGGGTACAGAGACAAGCAAGGGTGTTAAGCAGGAGACTGGATTGAGCAGAGAAGATTTTGCCAAGACCCAGTTGCTCGCTGCTGATGGCAAGGGAACCACCATTGATGCGCTCGTTCATAGCTTGTGGGAGAATCGTCCATCAAACCTTGAATCACTCGATACTCAGGATATTCGTAACGCACTTATCGGTCTACTCAATAGCGGTTTCAAGGCATCGGAAGCAAGGAATTTTGTTGAAAATATTCGCATTGCTCAGGCAGAGAACATACTTGAAGAGCAGAAACGTGCTCAGGAGAATGCAGCCTATGCAGAGCAGCACAAGGCTGAGCCAGAGGCCGAGTTGAAGGCGAAGTCGGATGAAAAGGCTGAGTTGAAGGCGAAGTCAGAGGAGAAGTTGGATAATGAATCGTCTAATGAATCTAATGATTTGGGTAATGATTTGGATAATGAGAAGACAAATGACAAAATAAATGATAATATAAATTCTCTCACTCCTGAGCAGCAGAAGGCTAAGGAAGATGGTGAGAAGCTGGGATTCCCTGCTGTTGACAAGGAAGGAGAACCTATCAATCAGTATGTCATTGAACTTGCTAACTGGGCAAAGGAGCAGGGCTTGGAGATAGACCCTACATCTAAGTTAAATAGCTACGCTGATTTGTTCTTGATGTGCAAAGATGGCTTTGGTGTTAGCACTCTTGTTCCTGATGATGGCGAGAATATTAATCAGGTAGTTTATTTCCCTGATAATGCGGAAGTCGTTGACCAACTCGGGAAACTGCAAGAGGAGTTCAATGCAGGTCGTGACCTTAAACACTCTTCTAATATAGATAGCGAAATCACAGAAGGTGTAACGTTCTATGATGCCGATACTGCTAGAGAGTTCAAGGAGTTTGTTGACAAGAAGGTTGAGGAACAGAATAAGGTGTTCGGTGAGCAGAAGTCTGAGGAAGACCTTCCTTTCTCTGCTAAGGAGAATGGCAAGCAGCAGACAACTGCCGAGCGTGCTGCTGACGTAGAGAAGAATAAGGTGGATGATATGAAGGTCGTTGACAATATCGTGGGGCTGAAGACTCGCAAGGCTTTCGAGAGACTGGCTAAGATGATGGGTGCTAACATTCAATGGCAGTACTCGGACAAGTTGGGCAACGGCTGGATTCAGGAGACTACGGATGCCGATGGCAACGTTCATCGTACCATCTTCATCACTCTTGACTCTTCTATCACGAAAGGTGCTCAGTTTATCTTCGGTCACGAAATGACTCACCAGATTAAGCATCTGAATCCTGCTGCATACAATGAGTTGACTCAACTTGTGCTTGATACCTATGGTTCTGATGCCTTCGACAAGGCGGTAGATGAGACCATGCAGAGATATTCTGATGCTGGATTCTCTGGACGTGCTAGAGATTACTATGCTGAGGAGGTTGTTGCTGATTCGGCAGGTGAAATGATTCGTGACCTCAACTTGGCTCATACTCTCGCTATGAAGATGTCTCATCCTCTGCTCGCTGCTATCCATGAGATATTGCAGAAGATTAAGTTGGCATTCTTCGGTACTGAGTATAGCGATGTAACCAAGAACATCATCCGCTCCATTGAACAAGCCTATGTGAAGACTGCCAATGGTCAGGTGACAAACTCTGAGACTGGCGAAGATGTTTCATTCTCTCTCCGTCAGAAACCTGAGCCTAAGAAGAAGGGTGTCGGCTACAAGGTGTTCGTGCTAAAGGATGGCAAACTCTATCCACCAATGGTAGCGAACCCTGATGGTGCTGCTACCCCAGTTGGTGTATGGCTCGATGCTGATGCGGCTCCTATCGCTGGAGAAAGTAAGACTGGCAGACCTCAGGTTAAGCAGGGCGGCAAGGGAACACAAGGCGGTAGCGGTAAGCTAGCCTATAGACCAGGCTGGCATCTTGGTGTCGTGCCTTACGCTATCCAGTTTAACCGCAAGGATGCTGATGGCAACAAGACTCTCTTCCCTAAGAACTTCGTTTTCGCTGAGGTGGAGTATGCTGCTGATGTAGATTATCAGGAGGAAGCTCGCCAAGAGGGTATCAATCCATCGGGCAAGTATCAGCATTCATTGGCTGGCTTGAAACATCTGCCTACTGATGGATATTATATGTATCGTACCAACCCGAACCCTGAGACTGACCCTTGGGTGATTACTGGTGCGATGAAGGTGAACCGTATCTTGACCAGAGCAGAGCAAGCAGAACTTGTGAAGAACGCTGGTCGTGAACCTCAGCAGATTCAGGAGGGCGATATTGTTACTGATGATGTTGTGAACAGCATCAATCAGGAGATAGCTGATGCTCCTAAGTTCTCGTTGAAGGTCTATCATGGTAATGGTGCTGACTTCACAGAGTTTGACTTCGACCACATGGGTGAGGGTGCTGGCTCCCAAGTATTCGGTTGGGGTGGCTATGTAACATCTTCTGAGAAGATTGGAAAGAGTTATGCTGGTTTGACTATTAAAAATAGATTCCCAAGCGAATACGACACGTCTCAGAAACAATATACGTTAAGTCATGTTCTGACATTTACCTTAGAAGGTTCTGATAAAAATGAAGCTATCCAAAAAGTTAAAGGTCTCTATAATGAGTCTTTGGATAAAATAGAACATGAGCATCCTGAAAATAATTATGCTATCTCTAATTTGAAAGAGAGAATAGAAACATTAGACGAAATGGAAAAAGGAAAACTTCCTATTCCTACAATGTCTCTCTATGAGGTTGATATACCTGATGATAATGGCAGCAACTATCTGGAATGGGAGAAGAAACCATCTGATGAGGTTGCAACAAAGATAATTGAAGGTCTTTATGGCTTGGATGCTAAGACCCTTGATGATATGGCATCAAAGGATATTGTGTTCAGAACTCTGTTGTATGATTACATCAAGAATGCAGATAAGGAACAGATGATTCCAGTCCTTGTGAAGACTCATGCTCTAACTAGGGGAACCACCTATGACAATGGAAATGTTGAGGATGATATACGATTTGTGTACAATCGTTTATCTAGATGGATGGGCAGTCAAAAGGCTGCAAGCCAGTTCCTCTCTTCTATTGGTTTTACTGGTATCAAATATCCTGCTGGAACAATCATGGGTGGTGCAGAGGAAAATGATACCAACTATGTTATCTTCAAGCCTGAGGACATGAGAATCACAGAGCACACCAAGTTCTCCATCCGTTTGAAGTCTGCTATTGAAGAAACAGAAACCAATCCATCTGACGCACAGAAAGAGAGTGGCAACTACAAGAAGGGACACATCAAGTTCGGTGGCTACGATTACACTATAGAGAATCCAAAGGGTTCAACTCGCTCAGGCAAGGATGCCGATGGTAAAGAATGGAAAGTTACCATGCACGATACCTATGGTTATATCCGTGGCAAGTTTGGCAAGGATGGTGACCATTTGGATATGTTTATCAATGACAAAGCAGACCTTGATAATTGGAATGGTGATGTGTTTGTCGTAGACCAAGTGAATCCTGATGGCTCGTTTGATGAGCATAAGGTAATGTATGGTTATGACTCCATGGATGATGCCAAAAAGGCTTATCTCGCCAACTATAGCGATGGTTGGCAAGGTCTTGGAAATATTACTGGAGTAAGTAAGGATGAGTTCGACAAGTGGCTTGATACGAGCAATCGTAAGCTAAAGCCATTTGCAGACTATGCTAAAGTAAAGTTCTCGTTGAAGGATATTAAGCCAGTTGGTGTTGGTGCTTTCGGAAACATATACAATCAGTTCCGTGGTAATGCCAAGGCTGCAATCGAGTTCTTGAAGAAGGTTCGTGGTGGAGAAGCTGTCGGTGCTCTTCATCACAAGGATATTGGTGATATTGATTTGGTTTGGGGCAAAGAAGGAACTGGACATAGTGATGGCTATGGTCTTTCTAAACTTGTGAAGTATCATCCTGAGGTTCTTGATAATTTGCAGGAGATTCTGAATGATATGCGTGTAGTTTCAAGCAGTAAGAATCGTGTAAACTTGGAAAGTGAAACCCATAAGGCTGGTGTTCGTCTTACTTGGGATGGAGAAAGAAAATCTTGGTTGTTGACTGCATTTAAAAAGGAAACTTCGGCAAGCGACAAGAGGACAGACACTGCCGCTACTTCGTTGGAAGGTGACACCGCTCTCTCCCAAACCGAAGGTTCTGCTGCAAAGATAGACAATTCTTCTGAAACTGCCAAGGAAAATGGCGAAAAAGTTGATGTTGAGACTCCAAAAACTTTCGATGAGTTCCTGAATCATCCTTCTTTGAAGTTCTCAATCAAGAATGAGCAGCAGAGAAAAGCGGCTGAGGATGCTTATGAATATGCTTCCAAACTCCGTCCTAACAAGTCTTCTCAGTATGCTCTGGTGAATATGAGCAATCCTTCAAGTTCTCCTGAGTATTACGAGAAGAAAGTATTGGCAGACCGATGGAGACGATTCTATAACAAGGCGGTTCATAATGAATTGGATGATGTGTATAAGGATGCTTGGGGTAACTACAAACTCTTTGACCTTGACCGACCTTTTGCTGACCAAGTGAATGAGGTGAAGGGTGATGTTCCTAACGAGTTCAATGCTCCTGATGTGGTGGCAAACAAAAATGCCGACAACGAAAGTGGTGCTGAGTATCATGAATACAAGCAAGACGAACCATCGTCTATTACTTATAAGGATAGATATAAGGCTTTCAAGCAACGTGAGGCTAACAGAGAGAAGACTGCTGGATTGAGAAAGGAACGGAAGGAAACAGAAGATTCCTACAACTCGAAGAGCAAAGAGCGTGTTGAATACAACAAGCAACTGATGAAGGAGTATATGGACGAGCATGGCTTGTCTTCTGAAAACGATATTCCTGATGATGTTTGGGAAGATTTGAGAAGTAAATCTTTCGAGAAGTATCAGGATGAGTTGGATAGTCTGTTTAATAGGTATAAGGACTTAGATAAACAGATTAAGGCAGTAGCGGAACCTCGTTTCTCTTTGAAGGACGAAAAAACCATGTTTGGTATGCACAACATCAGTCTTGATAAGCTTCGCAAGGCTATCAAGCAAGGTGGCTTTGCCGCACCTTCCATGGGTGTGATTGACTCAAAGAATGGAATATATTCTGGCTATGGAGAGATTACATTGATACCGAAGGCAGAAAAAATTGCCAAGAGAACAGGCAAGAATATCGGCACTTATGCCGCAGATGCATGGACTCCTATTTATCCTCCAGTAGAAAAGAAGTTTGGTGGCAATGGTGGTGATGTCGCTTACGAAGACATAGAATCCGTTCCAAAGGAAATGCAACGTCTCACAAGAAATGCCATCAATAGCTTCATGGATGGTCGTGAAGCAAACGGATTGGCTTATCTTTACTTGCAAGAGAAAGGAAAAGCTCCTGAGTTGGTTCATGTTGAAGGCAAATATCCAAAGGAACTTCATGATGAGGTGAAGGGTATCTTGGGAAAATTAAATGGTATCTATAATACTACGGATGAGCAAAAGGAGAAACTCCTTGACTTGTTTATTCGTGAGGTGTATGATGGCAATAAGGAAGAGTTTGACAATGACATCAAGAAATTCATTAAGAAAGACGAGGAGTTTATCAAGAAAAGACCAAACTCTAATATTGCCAAGAACAAACAACTTGATGTTGATTGGATGAAGGAACATGGCTATGACTATGGGGCTTTGTCTCGTTTCGTTGATGGCATACTGCGTGATGCGGAGACTTCTGGTAAGGTGGATGAGAATGCAACGATGAAAGCTGCACAACAATACATTCAGGACAAAGGCATGAAGGAAGACTTCGATTCATGGAAAGAAAAACTCAATGACCGCTATAATGTGGAGGAGGTTATCTTTGCTGGATATAAGCCAGATGGCAATCGTAAGTATCTGCCTAACACTGTGGAGAATGCCGTGAAGGTAATGAAACAAGATGGCAAGAATGCTTCCGTTGGTTCGGCTTCTTTCAGTCATTTCGTAGCATCCATATTGAAACCTATGGGGACTCTTGACCAAATCCGCAAGAAGAAGGGCAATTTGACTGGCAACTATGAAGATGTTGAGAAGTTTCAAGAAAAATGGCAACCAGTCTATGATGAGTTGGCTGATAAGATGCAACCTGATGCAGAACTATTTGAAAGCTATGGCATGGACAGATTGGAAGAGGTTACCACACAGAAGAATCCAAAGAAATATGCCAAGGAAGAGTATGGTGTGGACTTGACAGACGAGGACATCAACAAATTGAATGAACTTATTGAAGCTGTCAAGAATGATAAGCCTTCTATTTACTTTGAGACCAAGTTTATGCGTCCTTATGGTCTTGACGAGTTTGAGAAGGCTATTGTTCCAAACGATACTCCAAGCGATGTGGTAGATGCCTTGAAGATGGCTGGCATTGATGTGAGCAGCTATGAGCGTGGAAATGCAGAGGACAGACAGAAGGTTACTATGGATGCAATCAATAGTAGCGACAATATCCGTTTCTCTCTCGCTGGTGAGCGTGGTGCGGCTGATATGGCTGAGGACTTGAAGAGTCTGAACACTCCTGATGAGGTGGATGATGCTATCAAGACTGCCATTGATGATATGCCGAGCGGCTGGCAGATGGCTAACAAGAAGATGATTCATATTGCTCAGGCTCTGGGCGAGAACCGCAAGGCAGAGATTGCTGGCGAGGAACCTAAGTTCTCCCTGAAGGATGGCTCACTTATTAAGGCTGGAACCTACTTTAGCGGTGGCGGTCTTGTTGAGGAGGGCTTGAAGGGTATCATCGACCCAGTTTTGGCAGTTGAGTATGATGAGAAGATAAGCGGTGTATATCGCAACAACTTCGGGCAGCACATTGTTACTGCTGATGTTCGTGATGTTGACCCTAAAGAGTTGGTGAAACAGATAGATGGCGAGGTTGAGTACTTCCATGCAAGCCCAGTCTGCAAGAACTACTCTCAGGCGAAAAGTAACCATGCTGAGGTAGAACTTGACAAGGAGACTGCTGCTAGTACTGCTGAGTTCATCAATGCTATCAAGCCAAAGGTGGTGACCATTGAGAACGTGAAGGGGTATAAGGATTCGGATGCGATGAAGACTATTACCGATGCTCTTGATGCCAACGGCTACACTTGGGATGCAGATGTGTATAACGCTGCTGACTATGGCGGCTACACCAATCGAGAGAGATTGATTGTCCGTGCGATTCGTGATGGTAAACTCCCTGCCAAGCCTGAGAAGATGGCACACAAGAGTGGATGGTATGAAGCTGTGGCTGATATTATCCCGACCCTGACCGAGAAGAAGAATGGTGTGGCTCCTTGGATGGACGTTCGCTTGAAGGCTGATGGTATTGACTGGCGAAACATAGACAAGCCATTATATGTGATGGGTAGTGCCTATGCTGATGGAAAGATTCCTCATGCCTTCGCTGATGAACTCCTGCCAACACTCAGAACAAAGAGCGGTGATGTGATTGTGATGCCTGACGGCAAGGTGTATCGTGCCATGGGTAGAGTGCTCGCAAGAGTATCAGGAGTTAGCGATGATTACAAAATGCCATTCTCAGAGAATCTGAGCCATACCATCATCGGCAACGGAATCCCTACCCAGTTGACGGAACATGTTATTGCTCCTCTTTTGCAGAACACCTTGCGCCCAACTACTCCTGAGGATGGTAATACCAAGTTCTCTTTGCGCTATGACCAGTTTGAGCATGACTTGAACCAGTGGAAGAAGGATAATAATCTGCCTAATGATGCCCAGCGACCAACCATCCCACAACGCAACGCTGGCGAGAGTGCCGTTGATTTCCTGAGGAGAGTGGACGAGTACCGCAAGCAGATGGCTCTGTGGAAGACTGCTCCAACCTACGAGCAGCATCTTCTGAGTGATGATACTGCCCTTGGAGAGTTCAACCGAGAGTTGCAGCGTGGTTCTGTACTCAAACGTATCGCCTTCCAAGATAGTATGCTGGCTATCCGCAAGGCTCAGGAAGCTATCATGAAGGAAGTGGGTGTTGACCGCCTGAACATGGCTGAGGATGCCTATACTGCCGAGAACCGCAGTCATGGCAAGGGCAAGAACGAGTTTGAGGAGTACAACAATGAGTTCTTGCAGCCACTTAGAAAGGCTTATCATCAGATGAAGAAGGTGCTGGGCAATAGTTATGATAATGTTCGTATCTACATGATGGCTAAGCATGGTTTGGAGCGTGATGCACAGATGGCTTTCAAGAAGTCTTTGGAAGCTGACTATGAGGACGTGGCTCAGAGAAGTGCTGCATACAAGGCTTACAAGGGTGATATGAACCGTATCATTAATGATAGCGACCTAGAGTTTGGCAGAGTAGACTTCACTACTTGGAGACAGAGAGACAATGCACTAAGGGTGAAATATTCTCCATCATATATGGACTATCGCTACGACAAGAATGGTATTGCTTACGATTACTCAGGTTTGTCTGCTCTCTTTGACGGCTCAGACTTTGAGGAAGCTGCCCACAAACTGATAAAAGATATTGAGAGTAAGTATGTAGCTGAGACCCACGACCTCTGGGATGCAACGAATGCGGCTACCAAGAAGATTCTCCGTGATGGCTATAAGGCTGGCATGATGAGCAAAGATACTTATCAGTACGTGCGTGATATGTATAGCCATTATATTCCTCTCCGTGGCTGGGATGGCACTACTGCCGACCAAGTATGGGACTATATCGGTGGCGGCAAGGGTGCTTTCAATCAGACCTTGAAGAAGGCACATGGACGAACCTCTATCGCTGATGACCCTATCGCATACATCGAGAACATGGCAGAGAGCGGAATCCTGCTGAACAACAAGAACTGGGTGAAACAACACCTGATGCTCTTGGCTCAGAATCATCCAACTTCCCTGCTGACCCTGAGCAAGGCTTGGTACGTGAAGAGTGTGGATGATAATGGCAAAGAAGAGTGGATTCCTGCTACACCTCAGATTACTTCTCAGATGGATAGCAATCAGGTGAAGGCTGCCATTGATGCTTTCGAGAAGAAGATGGAGCAGATGGCTCAGGCTGGTGATGCTACTCAGAAGAGAGACGGATTGAACATAGCCTATCCTCAGACTCATAGCGAGGAGAGAGAACATGAGGTAAGAGTGATGAAGGATGGCGAGGAGTATGTTATCTATGTGAATGGTGACCCTCAGTTGGCTCAGGCGATGAACAATACCAGAGCACACCGAGTAAGAGAGATTCAGAGCGGCAAAATTGATAGGGCTGCTGCTTGGTTGGGCAGAAAGATGGCTGCTGCCTATACCAGTCTTTCACCTCTCTTCATCCCTTCCAACTACTTCCGAGACCTGACCATGACGCTGGCATCTACAGCTGTTCGTGAGGATGCTAAGTACAACTATCTGCTCAGAAAGAATCTTTCTACCTCTTGGAATCTAGGATTCATGCTGAGAGACTATCAGAGCGGCAAGTTGAGAGAGAAGGTAAGCAACGGAAACGCTACTCCAAAGGAACAGATGTTCTATGACTTCATGATGAATGGTGGCGAGACTGGCTTTGTCTCTTCGCTTGATGTGGAAGACTTGAAGAAGAAATTCAAGAATGACTTGAAGGATTTGGATAGATGGAAGACGAACCCAGTAAAGGTAGGGCATACCATCATGGATAGTATCGAGTTCCTGAACAGAATGATTGAGGATAGTAACCGATTTGCGGTTTACATGACCTCTATTCAGTATGGACGTTCCATTGATGAGGCTGTGAATGATGCCAAGGACGTGACCCTGAACTTCAACCGCAAGGGTACTGGCGAATACGGCTGGCAGATGATTAGAAATCTCTATCTCTTCATCAACCCAGCAGTACAGAGTTTGCAGACTCTTGGTGCGCTTGTCAAACATCATCCTTTCAAGTTTACGGCTGTTACTGCATCATGGTTGGCGAGTGGTGTACTGGTTCCTATCGTTAACGCAGCCCTGATGAGTCTGCTGGGCGGTGATGATGATAAGGATAAGTACTGGCAGTTCACCAAGTGGGATAGACGAAATAACCTGATTATGTGGGTTCCTTTCACCCATGAATATGTGAAGATACCGCTTGCTCAGGAGTTCCGTGCCTTTTATGGAATAGGTGATATGATTGCATCCAAGATGATGGGTGGCGAGTTGGCTGAGGAAAGTTGGAGCCAGTATGCAGAAGACTTGCTCGGTCAGGTGGTGGATATGCTTCCGCTCGACCCTACTGGCTATGACGGAAATATTGCGGTCAGTCTGATGCCGAATGCTATTCGCCCAGTCTTCGAGTTGGCTTTCAATGTTGACTTCACTGGCAAGCCATTATTCAAGGAGACAGAGTATAACAAGTATGACCCGAACTTTACCAAGGCATACGTGGGCACTCCTGATTGGCTGGTACGTGCATCTAGGATGGTTAACTCAATCGGAAACGACTATCCTGAGCAGCAGAATAGCATTGATGCTTTCGGTGACCCAAGATACAACCTGAACAACCCTGCTGTGGTTGACCATGTATTGTCTTCTTATCTCGGTGGTGCTTACACCATGGGCAGTCAGGTGCTCGGTGTGCTTACCAAGTCACTCAATGACCCGAAGGAAATCAAGGTGGCTGATATTCCATTGGTAAGCAAGTTCGTCAGCAATCCTGATGATAGACCAGTTACTAAGAAACAAGGTGATGAGTTCTGGAATATGAAGGAGAATCACGACCGTGCAGCCAATACCCTGAGCAAGTTGAAGAAACAAGCTAAGGTGGATGGCGATTACTCTATGCTGGAGCGGTTCTACGGCTCTGAGGAGTATAAGCAGTACAAGCAGGATGATGTGAAGGTGAAGAAGTATGAGGAAGACAAGAAGAAGGAACGTGCTGAGGAGAGTGGGGAGGAGTATAGACCTCACAAGTTGAATGCCGAGGATATATACAAGGCTCATGCTACTCCGAAGGATGATTTCGAGGACTTGAAGCTGAAACAACTCTACACCAAACTGAACGGATTCAAGACTTCCTATGACCTCTTGGTTGATACGGCTCCTAGTCAGAGCGATGGCTACTACAACACCAACAAGGCTACCATTGATGCCATTGACGAGATTTCACTTGATAAGCAGGAGATTTCCGAGTTGAAGAAAGGTTTCTTAGATGATGGCAAGGATGCCTACAACGCTGAGGACATGAAACAGATTCGTGACCTGAGAAAGAAGATTCTTGCCGTGCTGGAGAAGGCTAACAAGGTGGTTGTGGCTAATCAGAAGGCGAAGGCTGAGAAGTAATACATATATGACTATCCCCTGAAAGTGCTATGCTTTCGGGGGATAATTGCTTTCAATCTGAAACTTTTTACATCTATTTCTTGTGCAAATCTAACAATCTGTAAATATTTACAAAGTTTAACTTTTAAAGCTGTGTATAAATGTAGTTGTTTCATAATTTCTTATTACATTTGCTGTCTCTAAGAATTTTTTATTAAATCAGCAAAAGAATCTCAATCATATAAACTTTTAAAAAAACAATGGCTTATGAGACAAGAAGAAGACGAAGACCAACGAGTCAGGAAGTTAATTGGAGAGATAACGAAACTTATCCCCGAACGCAGCAAGATTAAGACGGACTTGCTTTATTTCAAGTATGCGCCTATATTGGTCATGCTTTTCAGATGGTATGGTGTATCTCAGTTCTATGACAACAAGATGGAGATTACACTATGGTACGAAGAGAACGAGGAACCTATCTGGTTCTTCTATTTCATCACTTACATTCTTTACCCGATTTCTCTTTGGAAAGGTCAGGTATTGCACAGATTGTGCGTGGAGTGGAGAATACCGCTCTTATATGCAGCAGGAGTCAACGTAATACACATCATGTTCGGCTCTATCGTTATCACAAATAATATGTACTATTGTGATATGTTCCTGATTACACTCATTTTAATTTTATACGCTTATGTCGCAATTAGTAAATTACAGCATCATCGAAGCTGGACTTCGTGCTCTCGCAGATAAGGCACATGAATCAGCAGTTGCCCAAGCAGAGGGCAAGCCTATCCCTTGCGGTCTGTCGGAAGGAGATATGGAACTTGTGGCACTTCTTACTGCCATGATGAATGATACGCAAGCCAACAAGGGCTGGTGTGCTCACGAAATGGGCAAGTCTATCTCATCCTTTGAGAAGTATGTTCATGATGGCAAGATACCCGAAGGCATCCACGACCAGTTCGGGCATGAGAAGAAGTGGAATAAGTCGCTTATCCGATACTTTGCCAACAAGAAGGCTTTCTTCCGCAAGTTATCACGAAAGTATGGCATAAACCTCTAGAAGTAGCTACACATTATATATATAGGAGAGACCCAATCGCCCCTCCTGTATATTTACGACCTTATCCGTAACCATAAATCTTTGCTCATCAAGTACTTATATAATCTTTTGCGAGTTTATCTATATCTATCCATATTATTCGTAACTTTGTGCTCGTAACGTTACGTAGTATTAATCAATTAATGTTTAACAAAAGATTCAGGATAATATGGAAAGTAAAACGTATGTATTCGGAAATGAAGGCTCAACATCTAACAATGGGATGCTCGGTCTTCTTGCACCTCTGCTCCAGAAGCAGGGTGTTGACCCAAATGTCCTCCTTGCCATGAAGGGAAACAATGGTTTCGGTGGCGAAGGTGGATGGTTCATGTGGGTAATCTTCCTTTTCTTCCTCATGGGCTGGGGAGGTAACGGCTGGGGAGGTTTCGGCAATAATGGTCGTGGTGGTCTCGCCAACGAGATTAACAATGACTATGGTCGTGGTCTCCTGATGGATGCCATCGGTGGCAACCGCAATGCACTCAGCAATTTGGCTACTCAGTTGAACTGCACCGAAGGTCAGATTCAGAGTGCCATTTCTGCCTTGACCTCTCAGGTACAGAGTGTAGGTAATCAGGTTGGTATGAGCGGTATGCAGACTATCAATGCTTTACAGCAGGGTAATATGCAGATTGCTCAGCAGATTGCCAACTGCTGCTGCGAGAACCGCTTGGCTATCTGCCAGCAGACTGGAACCTTGCAGAATGCCATCAACAATGTAGCTAATGGTCAGGAGCGTGGTTTCTCTAACGTAGCTTACGAGACTCAGAGACAGACTTGTGACTTGCACAACGCTATCAAGGATAGCACTCAGACCATCGTTGATGGTCAAAAGCAAGCTGAAATGAGAGAGTTACAGAACAAGATTGATGCTCTTCGTGAAGAGAACAGCACCTTCAAGTCTTCTGCTATGACCTCTCAGATTGTTGGTCAGGCTGTGGCTCCTATCAATCAGGTATTGGCTGGCTTGCAGAACGAGGTGGCTGGTATCAAGTGTAAGTTGCCTGAGACCGTAACTACTCCTTACAGCCCATTTACTGCTGTTCCAAATTGTGTTGCTTGGCAAACTGGTTTGTATGGTTTGAACGCTGCTAACAATGCAGGATTCTGGGGTTAATAAGGAAAGGAGGCTGCTATGTTTTGGTTAAGACCTTATACATGGGTGAATCGTAATGGTTCGGCAGCTATCGCTTCTACTGGCGTAAAGGTGAATACTACCGATGTGGTGTTCACCTTCAAAAACCACGCTTTCGTGAATGCCAACTATCGGGGAACGATTTTCGTGAACCTGATGCAGGCGATTCCGACTGGAACGACTGGTACGCTGCCTATCCTTTTCGAGACTAACGGAAGTACTCAGGCTGTGACCAAGTACAATGGCGAACCATTGACGGTTGCAGACGTGCAGGGAACTGGTGTTTATCAGTTTTGGTTTGAGAGAGATACTAACACCCTACAGATGATGTCGGGTATTGTTTAACAAGAATAGATAATAGGAGATTACATTATGTTTCAAGGTTTAAGAACTAATTCTTTATTCTACGTGCTCGATAAGGGCGAGAACCCGAACTTGCGAATCGGTCAGGTGGTTTCAGTAAGCAATCCTCAGACGAAATACCCTACCTTTAACAACGGCTTTACTCCTCAGCCTATGGAGACCGTAGTGGACGTGAAGGTGAAGCTGGGGGATGAGGAAGTGGATTTCAAGCAACTGCCAGCAAACGGACAGATAGCCAACGACAAGAACCTTGTAGTTAGCGACAATAAGGATGCCATGAGTGCAGAGGTGGATGCCATGCTGAGACAATCCAAGGCGATACTGGAGAGCGTAGATTACAACAAGAGGGTAGTAGACTCTTGTGAGGGAATGCTACAGCAACTCAACCCCCAGATAGCCAAGGATAAGGAACAGACCGAGAAAATCAATAAACTTGAAGGTAAGGTTTCAGGTATTGAGGGCAAGATTGACAAGATGATGGGATGGCTCCAGCAGACCATGAGCAAGTAATCTCCTACCTATTTATTCATTTAAAATCTTATGATTATGGTAATGATTGAGATTACAGAAGATAAGTTCGATGATTTGTATGACAACATCGAGTCTATGCTTGGTTTTGGAAGCAAGGCTATGTCTTGTCTGAAAAAGATGAAGCAGGAGCGTATGGGTGAGCGTATGCCTGATTATCGTGACGATTGGAGAAGAGAGCGTGAGGAACGTGAAGAGCGTGAGAACAGACGTAGATTCAACAACGTGAACGATGATTGGAACTACCCGAACCGCTATGGTGAAAGAGGTGGTGGCGGCTACAATGGTGGCGGTCGCTAGTGTTTAACTTGGGAGTTTTGGCACCGACATTTATGTCGTGACCAGACTCCCTTTAATATTCAGCAATATGGGAAAATGCAGAATGCCATTGGATATGTATGACCTCAAACCTGAGGCGATGGTTGCCTATCTCAGATACAATGGCTATCATTTCAGTAAAAAAATGTGTGAGTGGGCAGTTAAACAGATGTACAAGTATGACCCTTCCTCCAAGCGTGATGTAAGTGTCTCGTTTTGGGATAAGGAGAAGGTGGATTCCCTTCTGCTTGGTCAGGGAATAGAGGTGAAGAATAAGATAGGCTACGACCATGTATATGTGGCGAATATGGCGAGGGCAGACTTCTACAAGTCTTCCATCAAGGATGAGGAGCAGCTAGCCCAGTTTATCAAGGATATGGTGGATGATGCCGACCAGAAGGATGGTTTCATCTTTAACAGATTTTATGCCGACTGCTGCCATAATGGTGTACCTATCCCTTGGGAAGATGTGTTATGATGAGAAGAGTGATATACCTTCCGAAGTACGATTGGAGCATAGTATGTTTCATAGGCTATCAGCCACCTGATGCCGATGAGATATGCCATGCTCTTTCGGATATTGGCTGCAACGAAAATCCTTTAACGGAAGCCTACGAGCATTTGACTAAGCAGAGTGCAGACAGAGGTCTTACCTATTCCAACCTATCAGAAAGAAGGAGTGTTCTTGCCATTGGGGAGTGTGAATCAGATGGCAGTATCATAAATACAATAGGTCATGAGCTTCTTCATGTGGTAGCGCATATCTGTGAGCAGGATGGAATAGATATGCTGAGCGAGGAACCATGTTATATCATGGGGAGTCTTTGTGAGAGGTTCTTTAAGGTGTATGATTAATGTTGTTGTTTTTACTTTCAGTATAAGAAAAGGGTGAATCTTTCGACTCACCCTTCTTCTTTTATTACTCCCCATACTTTGGCTCCTCATACACCAAGTTATGCTCATCTACAGATTGCTTACGAAGGATTCTCTGCACCCTGCTCATTTGAAGTTGGAGTTGATAATTCTGTTCCATCCATATTCACCCAAGCAGTACCATTCCAAAGAATTTTCTTTTTGAGAGTATTATCGTAGTATTCATAACCTTCACTTACATTTGATGGTCGTTCTGTAGAATTACCTATAATTTTATCGCATGTTATTTCGGTATATGAATCATCAGGAGTCTTTTCACCCATGTCAGTTAACCCGAATGCACCAACCGCCAATAAAACATTATATGGTGTATTTTCTACTTTCGGGCAATAAATGTAAAACAAACCATCTTTAGTATAGAACTTTACGGGAGGATTCCCAAATATACTTCTGACACGTATATTACCATTTAGACAAGAAACCATGAAGAAGATAGGCTTCCCATACCATTCGCAAAAGAAATTATAGGATTGTCCCATCCAATTATTTATATTAAAAAATCTGAATAAATGACCATTTGAAGCACTTATCTGTTTAGGGATAGCCCTCAACGTATTTGATGATATTATTCCATCTATATATACACCATAATAGTCATCATATTTAGCATAAGGAGTTTCCTTTATTCCTGTAAAAGGATAATATGTCCCAAGAATATTAGAGCCTATGAAATTGCAATACTTTTTAATTTCTGTATCATTGTTTGAAAAATGTTGAAAATCAAAAGATGGCATGTTGCATCCAGTAAATGAATAAAATGCTTTTAAATTTTCTGCTATTATTATTGATGCCGAAGTTTGTCCGCTAGCTGTTACGACATTGGTATTTTGAAAGAATATAGAGTTTGTGAAAGAAATATAAGGATTATTAATAGAATAAATAGCAATCTGATAAGTGTCACAACTACATCTGTCCAAATATGCTGCACCTCCTCCAATAAGCAGAAATTCACTTCCTTGAAAATTCTGTGGATTAGATATCCAAGCATGTATATCAGAATAAATGTTTGATGAGCCACTTTGATAAATTGCAGTCCTAACATCAATCATAACTATATTATCAGCACAACAATCTGATGTATGAAAGCAAATTCCAAAACATTTTCCTTTGTTGTTACCGGTAATACGTGAATTAGCAAAATGCAACTCATTACCAGAATGAATCATTATTCCTCTTTTGTTAACTCCAACATTGGTAATATCAACGTTATAAATTTTTATACAATTTCCATTTGGTATATTAATACCTCCAGTCAACACATTGCAATTTAAAGTTAATCCTTTAATAATTGTTCTAGTTGTAGTTGCAAAAGAAGTATAATTAATACATAACAGATAATCTTCCGAAAAACTTTCTGTAGCTTTAATTGTTACAGAATGTCCAATCATATTTAATGTTTCTTCTCTTGGATTTAATTCTATAACAATTTGTTTGTTTATGTAATATAAAGAAGATGCAAATGTAAGAGTGTTTATATTTGTACTCTTTATAAAATCATTTGTCTTATTTATAATATCAGAATTGTTGTTATCTTCAGTGTTAGCTATAACTCCAAAGTTATCATAGTATAAAAATGGAACATCAAAAGAACCACGTAGAATTATTGAATCAAATAATTGTGCCTTTGATTCAACGATATGAGTATTATTTCCTTTCAAAATACCATTTTTAAAACAGCCCCCTTCAAACTTCAAGGTGCATCCCTCCTGCATCTCAATAGTCTCACCATTCAAGTCAAAATCATACCTAATTACATAGATAGTATTAGGCTGATTCATCATAATTGGAGTTAAGATATTTCGAAGCTCTTTCTTTGTGCTATCAGTAATTGAACATGATACACCAGTATTAACTGCACTAAAAGATGAAGGTGTGGATATTACGCCACCAAACTTTCGGATAAGAGTAATCGTTGAAGCATCTTTTGATACTTCATATTCAGTCATGGTTTCAGAAAGTTTTGCAGCTATCTTGTCTGCAACTTTGTCCGTTGTTGTATCAGATGATGCTACAACATCTACATGGCTTTCTGCACCATTGATGATGAAAGATATGTAACCATCTGACGTAGGGGCTGATGATACTACTATTTTTGTTACGGCAAGAGTTACTGGCTTGATGTTCTTACGTAGAATCTTGTAACCTTTACCACTAAAATTCTGAGGAGAATATGAACGGTCGGCAAATTTGGTTACAGAACGTCCGTTATCATTGTATGACCTAGTAAGGTCTTCTTCGTCAACGGGAGATAGAGAAGAAACCTCTTGGTTGATTTTCTCCTGCATCTTGCCTAGTTTCTTGTCATATATATTATCAGAATTTGCTAACCTTTTGTCTTTTCTTGAAGATTCTAGCGTACTACCTAATTTTACCATATTTATTTAGCTTTTATTGTATAAGTATTGTCACCAGCAATAAGTGGGTCTGAATTATAATAATATAATGCACCAATAATCGTTTCGTGGAAATCGGCTTCGACATTTCCCTGAATGAATTGTAATGGAGTGTCTGAGATAAACCAAACTACATCGTTTTCATCTGTTGTAGTAACCGTTATCGTCTGATTGACCAAAGAAGTATTACTTCCGTTCAGTACGGATAGGTCTAATTCGTTTGCATCTGATAAAGATGATGCACCATACATGGTCTTTGCACCGATAGTAACAAAAGCAGTTGCTTTATATATTTTTCCGTTCAACGTGACTATGATATGGAAAGCGTATGAACCTACTTGTGAACGTGAAACATTGACTGACGTATCAGTTGTCTTAGGCTCAATGACATTACTTCCGTCAATAATCTTAATATTGTCTGGAGTAGTATCAATACCATTCTTCCTGAATTGCCATGAGAGTTTAATGGTGTGTTCTGTTCCATCATAAGCTATAACAGAAGGAGAAGATTCCAGATATACATTTGTATCGTCCACATCAGCATCATTCTGATTGTTCAGTTCTATCCAGTACTTCGCATTGTACATACCTCCCATTTCACCCTCTACGATACCGAGAGGAATATGAGACTTGCCATTTCGCTCCACGATACGGAAAAGGCGGTGCTCGATGCTACAGATGTCGTTTCCGTTGTACTTGCCACGAATGGTAATGCCATATAGTCCTTCATCTAGAAATGGTGGGAACTTGACACAAATATCACTCGGCTCTACTTCACTATTATTTGTTCCGCTCTGAACAAAAGGCATTTTTGCTACACACTCTCCAAAGGCATCAGTAAGATGTACTTCTAGCTTACTGATGGCAGCTACGTCAATATCTTCCAACATCTGCTTATTCTTGCTGATGTAGGCTTTCTGAAGCTTGATGAAAAGGTCGAAGCTGTTGCCTTTAACAATCTTATAAATATCCATATACGTATACATTATTAATAATAGACAAAGATAGGCAGAAATTTCTCCACCTATCTTTTATCCGTTTATTTAGGGCAGAAAAATTTTAGATTAAGCCCTTCCATCTGAGAAATTTGCGCTTGCGGCTGCGCTTGCCCTTCTTGCTCTTGCAGTTGGTATGATAGACACAATCCTTGAAGAGGTCTCTGACCTTCATGTCGTTGTCTACCAGTTTTGTCTTCTTGAATGCCTCGAAGAGTGAGCGGTTCATAATCATGAGGTTGCCCTTCTGCGTAGGAAGGACGTAGAAGATTTCACCATTGTTCTTCTTTGATGCGTAGTCTGCCTTAGCCGTAGCTTGGCGGTACATGATTTCGCACTTGATGCGCTTGAAAATCTTTGTTACTTTCATAATCGTAATTATTATTGTTTGAAACTATATGATGGTTGCTGCCGAAACAGAAACCTTTCTTCTCATTACTCTTGCCTGAATGGAAATCATCTTTGGCATTTCCATTTCGTTGAAACAGATGTGGAGTCCGATGGCTCTAGTCATGAGCAAATCATCGTGCTTTCCGTCTGCTGCCTCGTATACGGTTCCGTTCTTCTCGTATGTGAGATATTCATCTAAGCATCTATCGTCTCGCTCTACATAGAGTTGTTCACGGATAACCTGAACCAATACTGAGATGACCATCGGCTTGGTTGCCACATTGGTATGGAATCCGTACTTCACTGGAACCTTATTCTTGATGTCTGATTCACTCTGCTTGCGTGCATAGAGGTTGTCGTATACGTCCTTGATTTGATTCAGGATGAACTCAGACTGGTCACCACCTTCCAAGATGTGCTCCTTGTCTTTCGTTTCCAAGGTGTTGGATTCAATCACCAACAGAGCATCGTTGTAGTATTTGGCTATCTGAGCCGCCTTCCATGCCAGCAAGTCCATATCAATGTGCCCATACCATTGGGCTACCACATACGGCTTGCCACCTTCCATCATCCAATAGCGGTCGAAGACACAGATAACAGACCAGTCGGCATTCTTGCTACGTCCACCAATATCCACTACGACCAGATAGCGGTTTATCACCTTGCAATCATCAAAGGTCTCAGGCTTGCTCCATATCCACAACTGCCCCTGCTTGTCTTCACAGAATCGGACATTCTGCATACACTTCTTGCCCTTGTAGCCATCACCATAAACATCACCGATGAACTTAGGTGCTCGGCATCCCTTGCGGAACTTGTCAACCTTGTCTTCGGCAAACACCTTGGCTCCTGAATGCTTGAATGCTTCAATATCATCGGTAGGGTAGCCAGCAGCCATATCGGCATGGTCGGTGAACTTCCTTCGCTCTGCCATATACCAGTTGATAGCTTCGAGTGGAGCACCAAGCGTCCATAACTTCCAAAGATAGGTACATGGCTCTTCTCGGTCGGACATCGTATTGGTATTATTGCGGTTCTCGTATAGCCATTTGGCGAACTCCACCTTCTGTTTCTTTGATTCAAAATCAAGATGATACATATCGTATATCTCGAACCAAGGTACAAAGAACGGTTCAAACTGGGATTGTCCTTTTTTGGCTGCAAGCCATTCCTTGTGAAAGAAGTTGCCAGTACCATTGGCGGTGGATTCGTAGGCAATCATCGTGTATGGTCGATACAAGATACCATTGGTAGCATTCTGTACCACCTCCTCAGGAGATTTTCCGTCCGTTTTTTTCCACAAACCCACCTCTGAAAGGTGAACCAAGTTGTAGTCTTCACCATTAGCTGAGAGTGGTCGCTCCATGGAACCCACCTTAATCTTGCAGAATCGCTGAGGAACCTTCTTCACGTTGCCTGATGTTCCTACTCCCACAAACTTCGGCTCGTTCTCAGAGAATGCTTCTCCCATTTCGTAGAGGAACTTGGTAGGGAACTTTTTCAGAGCTTCCTCGAACATTCCTCGGATGGTCTCTGCGGTGTCCTTGACCTGAGCCACGATGAGAGAATTGAGACCCTTCTGCCACATGAGTTGCAGCCAGAGGAAGTACATCTGAATGACCGTCGAACCTCCCCATTGTCGGGCTTTCAGCAGGATGAGACGGATAGGGCGATTCTTCTTTCTTCGCTCCTCCAGCCACCTGAGCAGTCTTCGCTGCGGTCTTCTGAGCACAAAACGGAAGGGGAGACCTCCACCTTTCGGTTTGATATAGATGAATGTCGCAAAGAAGAAGAAAGGGTCGTGTTTCATCCTGATGCGAGTAAACTGCTCCACCAGTTGCTCAATCTCTTCTTCTAGGTTGTATGGCTCGTCTATATCCTTGTGCAGTTCCTCGATTACTGCCTTGCAGCTACCCAATTCGATGAGCATCTTGACGAGCGGAATCTTCTTCATGGAAACTGGAAGCTGCTGTCTCTGAATCGGGAAATCAGGAAGGAAGAGCAGAAATCGCTTATCTCCACACCCTTCACCCTTGATGGGATTGAAGGGTGTGTTGATTTCCTTGATGCGTTTCTCGTTCTCTTTCAGGATGCCAAGCACATGTTTATCTACAGCATCAGTCAGTTTTGCAGTTACTTGTCTTGGCATAGCGGTGCATTTAGATAACCCCACAACAGACCAAGTACATAGCAATAGATGTGGACTCCAACTGCCATGCAAGGGAAGAAGATTCCAACACAGATATATAGGAGAATGGTGAGATTGTATCTTACCTTATTCTCCACGTATGGGGCGATAAAGCCCATGTAGGCATAGATAAATCCGCTGAGACCGATGATTGGTACGGATGAGGTGAAGGGATAGCTGATGGCTATGAGATAGAATGCCACCAAGTGACCGATGCCACAAGGGATGGCTCGGTAGCATTGATGGAAAACATAAAGGTTGATGGCAGCATGAAAGATGTTCTGATGAAAGAAAGGGTAGCTTAGTCGGTTCTGAATAGAACAATCGTCAAAGAGACCCATGCCATCATATCCAAGAAAAGTGATACACATTATTATAATGTACCCAGCATAAAGCGCAATCTTCTCTTTCGTCTCTCGTAGCATCTTTGCTTCTCCTCCTTTCTCACCCTGCTAAGAATTACGTGTATGCTTTGAGGAGTCAAATAGAAACTGGGTGCTTTTTCTGCACATACACGTTTGATAATATCCATATTACTGAGATATGGCTCATTACTCTTATGAATCTGGAATCGTCTGAAAATCTCCTGATACATTTCCTTTCGGGTAGGAATCATGTTATCAAGAGGTTTTCCTTTCAGTAAGTCTAATATGACTATATAAGCACGGTCTTCTGAAACCCAAAATCTTCTGCTCGGAGATTGGGCTAGCTTTTCCTCAATCTCTGAGAGTCTGATATTGTCTCTTACATTAATAATTTCTTTGTAAGCCCTCAATAAATCAGCATCACGTTCCTCTATAAAATAGCATCGTGAATCCTTATATTTCATATCTGACACTGCAAATATACAAAAAAGTATTGAATTGGTCGCATCCGATTAGACTAAATTAACGGATAAAAGATGAAAATCGGAAAAAAGCATTAATTTTGGGCATTGATTTATAAATATACACATATATATATGGACGATAATACAAATATTGAGCAGAATGCTGGTGCTGCAAAACAGCAAGATACCAAGACCAAGAGAGACTTGGCTTTGGAGCGTTTGAAGACCCGCCACCCTAATACGGAGTATGCGGATGATGAAGCTATGTATGGCGCAATCAATGATGATTATGATGCCGACCAGAAGGCTTTGCAGGGGTATAAGGATAACGAAAAGGCGATGGGCGATTGGCTGGGTAGTGACCCTGAGGCGGCTACCTTCCTTCAAGCGATGAAGGCTGGCAAGAGTCCTTACGCTGAGTTGATTCGTACACATGGGGAGGATGCCATTGACTACTATTCAGACCCTGACAATGCGGATGAGATAGCATCGGCTCAGTCGGAGTTCTTGCAGAATGCTGCCAACGGCAAGAAATTGCAGGAGGAGTATGACAAGAACATGCCTTCCAGCTATGAGGTGTTCGACAAGTTGGAAGAGAAGTATGGCGAGGAAGCTGTGAACGATGCCATCGACAAGTGCTTTCAGACTATGCGCAATGTGGTGACTGGCAAGTTTACAGAGGAAATGATTACTGCTTTCATCAAGGCTAAGAACCATGATACTGATGTGGCTGATGCAGCCCATGAAGGTGAGGTTCGTGGCAAGAATAGCAAGCACGTCAAGAACCTTGAACTGAGAAAGAAGGGCGATGGTACTGCCGACCTTGATTCTGCCAATGCAGAGACCAAGCAGACGGATAACCAGCCAAACCTTGGTGCGCTTGGCAGGGCATCACGTAGGGGAAATATCTGGCAGCGTGGCAATGAGAAGAGAACACACATTAGATAATTCGACAAGGTGAAAAGATAATATATAATGTTTAATTAATATTCAGAATAACAATGAAGAAAAGTACATTTAATCGGCTGCTTTCCGTCTTCCTGATGGTTATGGCAGTTATTTTTGGAGTGAATGGTCAGGTTATCATGGCTGAGGCGGCTCTTCCTGATGGCGGTACGACCGAGAGTGGTCACGCTGCGGAAGCTGGTGGTGCTACTGCTGCCGATGATGCTGGCAATGGCGGTGCGGCTCGTCAGGATGATGGTATTGCTACTGAGGGCAAGGGTCGAGAGCATTATAACGAGAATGGCACGGAGTTCTATGAGAACGACATCAACGACAAGATTACCAAGATTCGTCCAATGGCTACTCCAGTTGACCAGATTTCACGCTATGCAACAACCAAGTCTGCCTCATCTTTCGTGGTTGAGTATTGGAGTATCGGTACACGTCCTATCAAGACTACCGTGAAGGAGGCTACGTTGGAGAGCACTGGTACATCTATGGTATTGAAGGTAGAAGACCCTGAAATGTTTACTTTGGATGATACCATCCGAGTGGTGGATGTGAAGGCTATTACCAACTATAAGGGTGTTGCCTATTCAACAATTACAGATGCTCCTACTCCTGATTTGGAACTTTGCGTTTGCGGTAAAGATACAGAGGGTTATCCTATTGTGTATGCTGTAAATGGTGAGTTGGTCAGCAAGCAGGCTATCGGCATTCCTGCTTTGAAGAAGGGTCAGGTACTTATCCGTATGGCTAAGAGTTGCGGTGAGTTGGATGTACAGACAGGTCGTTTCAACAACCTTCCTGATTCTGAGATTCAGTACTGCCAGAACTTCATGATTCAGGTAGAGGAGAGTACCTTTAATAAGATTGCAGCTAAGCGAGTAGACTGGGATTTCTCTGACATCGAGGAGGATAGTATCTATGATATGCGTCTTGCGATGGAAGGTACTTATCTCTTCGGTGATATGGCTTGTATCAAGCATACTACCAAGAACAACTCTGCCCAGTGGTTTACCAAGGGTATTTGGTGGATGGCTGGTAAGGATATTGAGGTAGGTCATGTTGCTACTGCTGACGATATTAAGAAGGGCTACGGCAAGAATGAACGAGTGATTACTGATTTGGAGTTGGTTGACATTTCAAAAGACTTGTTTGTTGGTACTGGTATCGGCAACAAGCGCAAGGTGATTATCGCTGGTTCTGATTTCGTGAGCGCATTCAGTAAGATTGATTCTGACAAGTTCCGCTTGAAGGACACCGTTGAGGTTTGGGACTTGAAGTTCAAGAGTTGGGAGACTGACTTCGGTGAGGTGTTGATGATTCACTCTGAGTTGTTTGACATCTTCGGCATGAGCGACTGCGGCTTTGCCCTTGACCCTGAGTTCTTGGTTAAGCGAGTACACTTGTCTTGGACTCGAAACGTGCTCGACTTGAAGAAGGCTGGCATCCGTAACACCGATGCAGTAGTTATTCAGGAGGTAGCTTGTCTGTACTTGAAGTACCCTAAGGCACATGCTCGTATGCGCCTTGCTGCGGTTCCAGCAACAGAGGGAACTTCTGAAACTGGCGAGACCAAGGCTGCTGCCTAAAAGCAAGTATATTAGCAAATTTATTCATCAAATAGTGAGGGGTGTGGGCACTAGCCCCATCCCTTTTTTAGTAACACATATATAATAAGGTATAATCATGTTTAATAAATATCAAGCAGGTACTGATTTGGCATTCAGCGTTATGGTAGGTGACGAGCGAATGCGTATCGTCTTTGAGGGTAAGACTATGGGCTGTAGTATCTATATGACAAGAGACCCTAAGGTACAGAAGGCTATCGAGTCTCATTATTGGTTCAACGACAAGTTCTTCTTGGTGGAGAGTATTGACGAGAAGAAAGAAGCTGCTGAAGCCAAGAAGAAGGCTGCTGCCAAGGCTAAGAAGAAGGTGGCTGACGAGAAGAAGACTCATGTCGTGACAGACGTTGAGGATGCCAAGGACTATCTGGCTGAGACCTTCGGTGTGAGCCGTTCCAAGATGAAGACCAAGGAAGACATCTTGGCGATTGCTAAGGAAAAGGGTGTTGAACTAGAAGGTTTAGAGTAATGGTAGAATATGCTGTATCTGATTTAGTGAAAGAGGTGAAGGTGCTCTTGGATAGAAACCAAGAGTCTGCTGGCTTGCTGGCTCCTAGCGATTCTGATACACTCTCGCAAGCAGAACTTATTGAGAGTAAAATCGTAGATGCAGCAAGAATCATTCTTTCGGATGCTCCTGAGGATATGGTGGAAGGTACTTCGTGTACGAATGCTGTAACGTGGACGGATAGCAACGGCTATTACGTGGGTAAGATGGTCTTGCCTACCGATATGCTGAGAATCATTTCTGTGAAGGCAGAAGGCTGGAACCGTCCTGCCGAAATCATTTCAGAGAGTGATGATGCCTACAAGTATCAGAACTGCAAATATGGAGTCAGGGGAAATCCTGAGCGACCGATTGCGGCTATCGTGCATACGGCTAACGGCAAGAGTATTGAACTATATACCAGCACAAAGCAGGATGCTACGTTGGCATTCATCTACGTTCAGGTTCCATCTGTCACTACCGAACAGAAAATCAGTCTGCCTTCCGTCCTGAAAGATGCCATCTTATACATGGCTGGCTATCTCACTTGTATCAGCCTTGGCGATACCGATACTGCAAGCGGATTCCTTGGAGTGGCTAGAAAGTTGGCACATATTGTTGAACCTACAACATCATAAATTATGGCAAAGAAGAAAGAAGAAACCAAACTGCTATCGTTGAGTAGGGTACTTGACAAGGAAGAACTGGATAGCGTGAAGGCATCCAAGAACCGATTTGACAAGCCTTATGAGCGTGCCTTCTCTATCTTGCTAGAGGCTCAACGATACTATAACAACATGGATAACTTCCGAAAGCGAAGATTGCGTAACAAGCGATACTGCTATGGAGACCAGTGGGGCGATACCATTGAGTTCAAAAGCAAGTGCGGTTTTACTAAGCGTATCAGGGAGGAAGACTATATCCGTGAGCAGGGTAGCGAACCATTGAAGAACAACCTTATCCGTAGATTGGTGAAGAATGTACTGGGTGTGTACCGCTCACAGAGCAAGGAACCTACGTGCAATGCCAGAGATAAGGATGAGAAACGTTATGGTGAAACCATGAGCGTGGTGCTGCAATGTAACCGACAACTGAACCGAGAGACGGAACTGGATGCCCGAACCATGGAAGAGTTCCTGATAAGCGGTGCTGCTATCTATAAGAAAAAGTATGGATGGCGAAGAGGTAGGTTGGATTGCTGGACGGACTACGTGAACCCGAACAATTTCTTCATAGACAACAATATGAGGGATTTCCGTGGTTGGGACGTGAGTTGCTTGGGTGAGGTGCATGACATTACCATCGGCAACGTGCTGAGAGAGTTTGCCAAGTCTCCTGCTGAGGCTCGTAAGTTGAAGGAGATATACCGGTTGGCGGCTAACCGAGATTTCGTGATTGCAGACTGCACTCAGCGATTCGGTGAGTTCGACCCTAAGACTATTGACTTTATGAATCCTGCCAACCCTTCGCTCTGCCGAGTGATTGAGGTTTGGCGCAAGGAGAGTAAACCGAGATACCGATGCCACGACTACAACAATGGCGATGATTTCAAAATCGACATTGAGGATAAGGCTGATATTGTAGATGCAGAGAACAGAGACAGAATCAGGCGAGGTATGGCTGCTGGTATGCTGGAAGAGGATATTCCTCTGATTGATGCCGAGTGGTTTATGGATGACTACTGGCATTTCTACTACCTTTCTCCTTTCGGTGATATTCTGAGAGAAGGCGAGACCCCTTATGCTCATGGTGAGCATCCATATTGCTTTAAGTTCTATCCGTTCATTGATGGTGAGATACACAGCTTCGTGGAAGATGTGATAGACCAGCAGAGATACGTGAACCGACTCATCACGATGTATGACTTCATTATGAGGGCGAGTGCCAAGGGTGTGCTGCTCTGTCCTGAGGATTGCTTGCCTGATGATATGAGTTGGGATGATTTCTGCGATGAGTGGAGTAGGTTCAATGGTGTGGTAAGATACAAGCCAAACAAGAGTGGTCAGGTTCCTCAGCAAGTGGCGAACAACTCTACGAATATCGGTATTGGTGACTTGCTCAGCTATCAGTTGAAGTTCTTCGAGGATATATCGGGAGTCAATGGTGCGCTGCAAGGTAAACCAGGAGTATCTGGTACGAGCGGTTCGCTCTATGCCCAGCAGACACAGAATGCTACCATGTCGCTGCTTGATATTTTGGAGACTTTCAGCCAGTTTATCATTGATGGTGCTTACAAGACCGTGAAGAATATGCAGCAGTACTATGACGTGGCTCGTAACTTCAATATTGTTGGTAGGGCAGGACAGCTAGTGCGTTACGACCCTAAGAAGATACGAGACGTTGAGTTTGACATTAATATCACGGAAAGTACGGCTACACCAGTATACAGACAGATGGCAAATGAGTTCCTTATGACCTTGTGGCAGAATCAGGCTATCACGCTGGAGCAGTTGCTGCAAGTAGGAGATTTCCCATTTGGAGAGGAGTTGCTACAATCGGTTGCATCCAACCAGCAAGCCATTCAGAATGGTGAGACTCCACAAGGATTCTCTCCTCAGCTACAAGCACAAGTGGCTCAGGCATCACAGAGCAATCCGAAGGCTCAGGCGATGTTGCAGCAGATGATGAGCGGTCAGGGGGTGAGTCCTGACGGACAGAACCCACCGCTTGCTGCTTAGTTTATAATTTATAGTTAATAGTTTATAGTTATGATTGTAGACAAACCAAGTGACAAGGAATGGTATGGCAATGGGAAACCTGATGCTAGCCAAGGTGGTAACCCGAATGGTGGTGTTGCTTCAGAGACCCAAGGTAGGGAAGACAAGCCCGAACTTTACGAAAATGACGTTATCGGAAAGGTGGCGAAACGCAAGAAAAACGACATCTGGACGAGGGGTGGAGAGAAGAGAACCAAATTTAAGGACGAATAAAGAAAGGAGGTGTTTTTATCGTAACTGCATTTATCTGACATTCAGATAGATACAGAAATATCTGTGAGTTTATGGTGCTGCGTTTAAGATATTCGTATCTTTGCAACATCATAAACTTTTAATTTGTATAGGTATGAATTTCGTAGAGTTTGTAGAAAAGTATCAGCAGGAAATGGCTCCTGAACAGATGTTGGCTATAGCTAAGGCAGTCGGCAAGTATCTCTCATGCAAGTTGAGCGATGTGGAGGAACATCATCTTTGTGCGATGGTGTATGGTGTGTTGAGCGAAGAGCATTTTGACAAACACTTTGCCGATGATGCTATCAGCAAGATGTGGTATGAGGATGCGGACGGAACCAAGCATACGGCTCCTTTCTTCACGGATGATGAGATAAAGGATGCCTTCGAGAAACATAAGGATGATATTTCTGACTATACCATCCATGACTTGGCGGTAACTATGAATCTGATGAGAAGTGACCATCATGTGATGCTGGAGCGATATAGCAAAGATGCTGATGAGTTGAAGGAAATGGTGGTTTTGATGGCTATCGAGTATCTGCAAGACCCTGACTGCTTGCATCCTACCAGCAAAATATGGCACATGATAAACGGATAAAGTAACTGATTGGGAATCATTTCTTATCTTTGCATATTATTAATAATATATAAATATAAGATATGACTCCAAATGTACGTGAAGGATTGCAATATGGTGCAGCTATAGGGATGCTAGTGAGTGGTGTTGTACTCACCTTCCTATCATTCTTTCTCAACAATTATGTGGTGTCTGATGGTGTGCTGTGGTATGTCAGTCAGACATTGGTTTACTCTGGAGCAATATTCGGGGTAAACGTTTATTTCAAGACAAAACTAGGCAACTTTGAGAGCAAGGTGAAAGATGAACTCGCAAGTATGCTGAAACAAGTGAAGGAGGGTAAGTAATATGAAGGTAAAAAGAGAACAGATTTTGGCGATTATGCCGAATGCCAAGGATAAGGTGGATGCGTTCCTACCTTACATCAATGGCTATGCTGAGGTGTTCCATATTGATACTCCTAAGCGTATGGCTCATTTCTTGGCTCAGATTGCACATGAGAGTGGTGAACTGCGATATACCAAGGAACTCGGCAACAAGGACTACTTCCACAGATATGATGTGGGCAAGTTGAAGAACATGCTCGGCAACTTGAAAGATGGTGATGGCTACAAGTATCGTGGCAGGGGCTTGATTCAGATTACTGGCAGAGCCAACTATCAGACTTATCAGAACAGCAAGTATTGTACTGGTGACATCATGGAGAATCCTCAGTTGCTGGAGCTTCCGCTAGGAGCAACGAAGAGTGCTATGTGGTGGTGGTGGAAACATGACCTGAACAAGCTGGCTGATAGTGATAGTTTCTTGGCTATTACCAAGACAATCAATGGTGGAACCAACGGCTTGGAATCAAGACGAAAGTTCCTCGCAAGAGCAAAAAAGGTCTTTAATGTTTAGCCTATGAAAGTAAAATGGTACGATACTGATTTTTGGCAAGTAGCACTCTACGTGATTGGTATCTTGCTGGTGGCTTTTTTTCTGTCGGGATGCAAGACAAAATACGTCCCGATGGAAAAAGTTATATGTCGGGACGTAGTAAAACACGATACGCTGCATACTTCTGACAGCGTTTTTGTGCGTGATTCAATCTTCCTCAGACAGAAGGGAGATACTTGCTTTCTTGACCGATGGCATGAGAAGACCGTCTTCAAGAATGTGTACAAAGTAAGGGTGGATTCCTTCCTGAAAAGAGATTCTATCCCAGTGCCCTATCCCGTAGAGAAGAAGTTATCCAAGTGGGAGCAGTTTCAGTTGAAATACGCTATCTGGTCATTTGGAGCACTCTGTGTCTTGCTAGTCGTTTTAGGTTATAAACTCTATAAAAAGATAAAGAATGGCAAATTTCACATTGACAATCACGAAAAGTGACATCTATGAGGAGGTGGCAAAGACTACTGCCTACTTAGGAGGAAAGAACTTGGATAAAAACGGAAAAAGTCTGTATGACCAAGTGTTTGTGACGGAAGCTGATAGAGAAATGCTGGAAGGCTTTTGGGAAGATTCCATTAATGATGTTTCCGTAGCCTTGGAGAGTATTCTTGGATGGCAGAAGTGTGAATCAGGCAGCAACGAGGTCTTTGGTCTGAGAGTAAGCAGCCTTTTTAATGAGAGTTTATTTAAGACCTTGGAATCAACGGTTTTTAGCTATATAGTCAACAAAATAGTAGCAGAATGGTGCTCAGTAGTCTATAAGGATAAGGTAGAAGACTATCTCTCCAAGGCAAACGTTTTGCTGCTAAAAATTGACGCAATCATTTATACACGTAAAAGACCAACAAGATAGGAGGATAGGATATGAGGTATTGTAATAAAGGATATAAAGTGATGATAGAGTTGGAAAAGAATGAGTTGGTATATGACATCAAGAATACTGCTTTTTCTTTTGCTGACTCTTATTCCAAGCAGAAAGGTATAGATGCCAAACAATTAAAGAATGTGTTTGATGTATCAGAGGAAGGAAACAGAGATAAGTTAGCAAGGATTCTAGACTCAGCAGTAGAGGATTGCAGAGAAATGCTTTTCCGTTTCACCAAGGTGGAAATGCTCGGTGGCGGCTTTGATTCCAACGAGTGGGAAGAGTGTATTGGTTCCCCGACAAATGATGAGGATGCCTATTACTTGGCTATGCGGATGCCGCAAGGTTTTTCTAAGACAAGTGTACATACCATGACCGTCTACTTGCATGACTACATCGTGAATCAATGCCTTTATGAATGGTTGATGATTGTTTATCCTGATGGTGCTGATAGATTCTGGGCACTCGCTGAGGATAAGAAACAGAAGATTAAGGATGCCAGCAACCGCTCGGCTGTTAGAGCAAGAATCGCTTTGCATCCATTTTAGGTTAGTCGTTTAAGGCTAAGATAAAGCAAGGGTAGCTATCCATCACGGACTGCTACCCTTTATTGTATTAAATGACAAACGAAATATTTATCTAAGTTTATGTTCCACTAGACGTGGACTCCTGCTTGGTAGTTACCGAACCAGTAACAGCAGCATTAATATTGATACTCTCAGGTAAGGTATTGACATTTACGTCTGTAGCAGCCAGCTTCAATCCGTTCTTCTGCTGGTCGGCATACTGGTTCTTATCCTGAGCGATAAAGTTGTTGATAGCTGTAGCTATATTGTAGAGCAGTTTATCGGTGTCGCTGCTGAGAGAATCAGAATCAACTGATGCGTACTTGTTGTTCTCAACGGTTGCCGATGTTGTCTCCTTCTCACGATACAGAACAGCCTGATTGATGAACTCCTGAGCAAACAAGAATGACTTGCTTACAAGTTGCTTAATCTTGGTGTTGTCTATATTGAGCGGATTTTCATACTTCTGTAGCATAGACTGCAAGCAACTTGCGGCTACTTCTTCTCTAGGCTGTAGGGTAGCGATTGAGAAGATTTCCTCTTCTTTGCCGCTTTCCTCTGTTCCACCTGTCTCTGATGCGGTAGCTATTCCGTATCTAGGGAATGGGCGAGCATTTGATGTTCCATCGGAAGAAGTTTCTCTGACGAGTTTCGTGCCAGTTGTCTTTGTGATGGTGGATTCTGCAATATAGGCAACACCTACTTTAGTTTTATTCAGATTATAGAGATTTCCGTCTGAGTCGAAATAGAACAACTGGTATAAGTTGTTGTTGAATATCACATATCCCATGTACATATTTGTACCTAAAGGATAAATGTTGATACATGTGGATAGAACTATCTTGTCATCTATTTTCGTTCCCAAGGATGCACCTTGCTCAACCTTGTATTTATCGAAGTCGGTTAATGTATATTCTGCCATAATTATCTGAGTTTATTTTGTAATCTTGGTTGGAAATCTATAGATAATGCGCTGATAGATTCATTTTGGGCAAGGTTGCCCATAAGCGCAAGCCTGAAATATTTGTATGGAGAACCTACAAGGTTTCTGAGATACATATTTACAGAGGAACCAACGTAGTACCAATGAGTTAAATTGTTACTTCCGAACAGAACCATTCCACACTTTCCTGCCTGAACGCTGCTGATATATCCTCTTGTGATGCAATCAAACATGGTCTTATAGGCATCCTGACCAAGCGTTAAAGGACGGCTACAAAGGAAGAATGGCACATTCTCTGTTGGTTCCTTCACATACACATCGAGTATGTTTCCTGCTTTGTCTGTAGCGTATGACTCAGGATATATGTTTACTCGCTTATTGAAGACATTGTGCATGGTTCCCCACATATTGCTTTTCAAAGAGTAAACGTAAGCATAAGTATAATTCGGATTGAACACGATGATACGGCTATCATAATAGTCATAAATCATGCCAGATTCTTCGAGATATTTACGGAAACGGACATACTTCACATCTGACTCAGGAATATTACCTAGTGCAAGGAGTTTATTCGGATAGGTCTTATCCTTTGTTGAATGTGAATAAATGGATAGAAAATCGAAAGGATAATCATCCAGTACATCGGTAAGACAAACGGACTCTCTTCCTTGTTGCATCATGATTCCTCGCTCTGTCGGGAACAGAACTGCATCGTCAATCTGCAAAATGCCCTTAGGGTTGGAGCAAATTTCACGTAAAGCTGGTTGTCGTGACTGATATGTTCCTGCATCAGACAACATGATTACCCATACACCTTCATCGGTGAAAGCGTAGAGCGGAGCATCACCAAACTGACCTTCGCTGATAGGTCGGGTATTGGCGGCTAGTGCGCTGATAATAGAAGAACCTATCTGAACAGAGTTTGCTGCTGGGAACACCAAAGGATTCTCGGCTTCGCTCACCTTTATGACGTTTGGATTCTGAGTGATGAATTTCTGATTCACGACATTACTTGCGGCTGCATCATATTCTTCTTTGGTTATTTCTGTGAAGTCTCCAGTATCTATCGGTGTATTGTCCCAATAATATGAAGATGAAATTACCGTTCCACTTTGATTTCCAAAACTACCACCTTCAAAACCTCCTGCTCTTGTTGTTCCGCTAGATGGATCTTTTTTTAGGAGTTTGTGGCGGTATATTTGCATGAAAGCAGGAAGACCAGCATCATCGTGATAGAGGTACATGTAATCAGACAACTCTGATTTTTCCTCCTCTGTAGGTTCATCAACCCTTCCTCCAAATCCTTCATTTTCCAAAGAATTGGAAGATTGTCTATCAACTGCGATAGGAGTAGTACGATTCTTACTAATGTTGATATAGTAAGACATTCCAAATGTTTCGGAAGGTTTCAGATTTATCCTCTTTGAGTAATATTTTTTATACTTCGGTAAGTGGAAATAGATAGTCATTGACGTGGCAAGCGTACTAGGATATGCCAAGATAGGGCTGATAGGATATTGTAGTTTGCCCTTATGGTATATATCTCGCTTGATGCTATTTTCGCTGATGCTTACCTTGAAGATAGCATCACAAATATAATCGGTGGTAGCGGTGCTGCTGGCATCAATATCTACATACTCGTTCAGGGATAGCTGCGTGTTTGAAACCTTCCTCTTGGAGAAAATATCTGTATCGAAAGCATTATAGATGGTTTTCTTTATGTTTCCTATATGCAATCGGTTGTTGTATGTTATAGCACACTTACCTCCAAAAGAATCTCGCTTGAAGTCTGCCAAAGAAATACTTTCTTCTGTCTGTACAACTCGTTTGAGTTGTACATCTGTACCTAGCTTTTCCTTGTTGATACTGGTACTAAGATAGAAGGATTTGTTTTCAAACGACTGGTAAACATCTTCCTCTGACAAATATTGGAAGGCATCACAATTAACTCCTGATGCCATCTTGCTGTTCCAAAGAAAACATTTGTATCGTGAAATACCTATTGTTCTTTTCTCTGTATCAATAAAAGATTCAGGCTGGGACAGGTAAACATCTACACCAAGAATGAGGTCTTCCAAACCTTCGGGTATATCCATGCTTACGTTGATGGTGTGGGTGTGAAGACTTGTGCTTGTGCCTACAGATTTCTTTTCCTGATACCAGATGAACTTATTGAATGATGTTTCGGGTGCAAGGATGAATGGATTTGATATATTGATGTGTGAGGTTCCATCATATAACTTGATAGCCAATACTCCGAAAACCGTATATTTGAAGTATTCCTTTCCTTTTTCGTTAAGTCGTTTGTTGATAAGTGCATCGAATGCGTTGAATATGATAGATGCGCCTTTGAGAGAAGTATATACGTTATTATTAAAGTGTCTGTTCGTCTCAAAAGCATTATCCCAATCATCGCCAAGGTTGGTTGATACATCACATTTCTCAGACTTAACATTGGTGATTGTTGCACTATAGCTAAGTGAAGAAAGGTCGAAACTGGTGTAGTTGCTACCTTTCCAATATGCGTACATTGTCTTTTCGTCACCAATGAAACATAAGATATTGCCTACTGCTGTGACAGCATTGACGTGGAATCCGTTTAAGTCGATGGTGTTCTTGGTTCCGTCTCCATCTTTCTCCATCCAGTACCAAGTATCATCTGATTTACGGATGATGTAGTGGGAGTGAATTGTTTCATTATGTGTTACCTTATGCACCAGTTCGATGGTATCTCCTGCATCAAGTGTGATGTTCTGTTCTGCTACTACTGGCTGGTGAATAGGGTGGAGTGCCCCATCCTCGTTGATGAGGTTGAGGCAGGTTGCCAACTCCCCATCCTGACAATTGTAGTCGGATGGAGAGTGGGTAAGCCCTTTGAGTATTACTTCTTGTCTTGTTGCCATGTGCTCGAATTTAAGTTTGGTCGCATGATTTCGTAATAAGGTTCGCCTTTGGCTGACTTGCGTGGTATGCAAGTAAGGCGAACCATTCTGTTGAGAGGAAGGTTGTACTCATCAAGGATGGCGGTGATGGAAGGGTAGTCACTTCTGAAACCTACCTTCTTATACTTCTGATTGAATTGAAGCTGAGCGAAGGCGGTGTTGGCTTTGTGAAGTTCTTCCCAGTCCTCACGCATGCAGAATCCGTATGTACCTCTGTCAGATAACCTGAACACGAAGATGGAATTGTCTGTTCGCTCCTTCTGCATGATGTGGTCGTAGATGCCCTTGGAGAGCGTGACCGAGTTGGCTCTTCCGTCCAGTACCACAAAATCGTTGCGGTGTCTGAAGCCGTTGATTTTATCTATTAAATACTTGAATTTCATGTTGCAAATATAATATGAAAAGTGATAAAATGGATATTATCCGTTAACTTTATCTTTCCGCTTGGGTCTACCATTGCGGTTGCCATACTTGGTGATGATGGCAGATGCTCGCTCAGAGCGGTAACAACCACATGATTTGGTTCGTCCGTCACGAAGAGCAGCACCTAGAACCGTACAACCCCTGCCACAATCACACTTGCATATCCAGAACGCACCATGCTGGTGGTTCTCTTTATCAGATTTTCGGCAGACGAGTAATCTGCCGAAACGCTGTCCAGTAATGTCTATCAACTTTCCCATACTACTTCTCTGCCAGTTTCTTTGCCTCTTCTACTGATACTGGCTTTCCGCTAAGAGGAATGCGGAAGTCGAACTTTGAACGGAAACCATAATAGCCTACGAAATCGAAGCTCTGTTTCATACGCTCGTCTGTGGTGATGTACTTCTTGTAAGCCTTCACCTCCTTCTCTGAGCGGTAGATGGTAGAGTTGACGAAGTAGGAACTGGTTCCCTTGTTAGCGATTACTGCAATAAAGAACTGCTTGCCAAGGAACTTTTCCTTGATACGCTGGATAATTGAGATTTTCTTTGTATTCATATATAAAATTTGATTAATTATTAAGAAGAATGCAGATAGGCTGCACTCTTAAAACTATTCGATTCCACAAGATACGATACCATCTTCTTTGTTGATACTTCGGAAGTGCTCGCATCGCTGGCAAGCAAGGCTGCCTACCATCAGGATTTCATGGGTATACTTGCCGTATATGCCGAATGGGCAGGGAGTGATGTACTCGAAGTGCCCACCGACAAACTCGTTGACGTTATATTTTGGATATTTCATTATCTGGCAGTATATAATTTAAGATTTTTGTAGAATCTTCTCATGAAGTGAAAAATGTTTGTCTTAGTTCTGCCACATGATTTCGGCTCAGGGCAGAACCCTCTGTATACGCATTGTGGAACACAAGCAGATGCAAGCAAAGGTTCGATACAAGCCAACTTATCAAGTACCTTATACCACACCTCTCTTGTCTCATTGGATGCCTTACTGCATAATCTCAGCTTCGAGATATTGATAATCTCCTGAGCGTTGAGGGATAGCTGTAAGTTGACCAAATCATCCTGACGCATATCGTGGCGAGATACATTGGAGCCAGTAATATCTGGTCGTGATGTGGAAACGAATGGCTGTGCATGAACATGGCGAACAAAATGGTTGCTCACCCAGTATGGTATGCCATACATCTTAATATCGAACTCCAATTCTCTGAGCGGTGAATGCTCGCTGAGAATCATCTGTTTCTTGAACTCATCGCTAGGCTCATGTCCGAGCGGTTCCTTACCTTGTGTGAACCGAGCAGCATCCACTACTCGCTGCCAGTCCGTTACTCTTTTGATTTCTATTTTCATATCACTTTTCTTTAAGTTCTATATAAGGTTCTGCTTTACACTTCTGAATCTGTTTGATATTTGTTGCAGATACACCAGTAAGACGAACAGCAATATTGGCTGCTTCTAAAATATCTTCTGCGCAAATATTTGCTGTGTTATCCTTTTTGGTTGCATCTGTATAAACTATACAATACATTTTTACTTGTTTCATATCAATATTCTTTAAGTTCTACATCATCATTACCAAGAACATCATTTATTTTCTTTTCGATGAACTCATCAGAAGCTAGTTTCTTAATAAGTTCATCTATATCAGGTAACTTTACATCAACTCCGTCTTCTTGGTTTTTGGATGAAACATATTCCTTTAGTGCTTTCGCCCAAGAACTATTTGCCAAGTCTGCCAATGAATCCTTTTGGCTTTCATAGGCTTTCTTCAACTCTCCGTTATCACGGAAATATCTGAGCACTTCCGTCAATGCTCCAACAAAGTTCTTGTCAGACATCGGGTTGCTCTTTGCCTCTTCCAGTTTTAGCATCAGGAAGAGTAATGATGCATGTAATTTTGTTTTGTCCATAATTATTCCTCCACTTTTATTTTCTTAATCTCATTGTATAATTCCATAAGTTGTTTCTTGTTAACCCATACATCTTTGTCGGGGTCAATGAAGAAACCATATATAGAATACAATTCACCCTTGTCGTGTTTGTGTATTTGAATCATAATCTATTCCTCCGTTTTTACACCGAAAGGAGTACCGTCGGCAAAGGTATAATTAACCCACACATAGTTCATATCAAATCCACTTCTTTCGTTTAATGATATTCCATATCTAATATCATCAACATCCGTGATTAATGAATAATGTTCATTTTCCTTTCTTTTCACCCACCCAAATGGCTGATGTTTGAGCATTTCTGCCCAGCATTCTTCTGCGTCCTTGAATGGACGGTACTTTGGCTCTGGCTTGATGCGGAACTTGTTAGGTTCTTCTGCCAAAGTTCCCATTGGCAAACCTTCATTTTCTGTCAAATCATGCCAGCTACCAGTATCTGTCTTGTATTGAATAGTCTTTCCTTCTGCAAAAGCAGAAATAATATTCATATTCTTTTTTACATTTTCTCTTATCATATTAGTCCTCCAACTCTATGTTTATTTTCTCTGCGTAGCCATCTTGTGCTTCCTCACACCAGTTTCCTTCGCAAAGACAACCTATACCAAGATTATGCTCTGGAATGATGTTCTTGTTACAATATACACAGACAGCATCGCCATGATTATTTTGTAATTCTTCTCTTGTCATAATCAATTATCATTATATTCTTCCCATCCATTCTCCCAAGAGCCACCTGAACGGATAGCCCAAAACTCTTGTTGAGGAAGGATAGTTCCTTCTTCATCAACTAACTCCTTTCCTTCATATCGAACAAACTCACCTTTTGAGAATGAGTTGTGCCTTATCGGCTTTCCTATGCTGATAGCGAAAGCCATTGCTTCATTTCTTGTCATACTCAATCCTCCAATTTCTTAATAGGCTTCCAATGAGTGATACGAGCCATTCTCCCTTCCCATAAGATGATGAAGTCATTACCATCTTTTGGGACGGTAGTGCATTCCACTCTTCTGTTTTTGTAAACATTATCAGGAATCATCTTGCTTGTTACAAAAACTTCTTCTCCATAAGGTGGCAACCCATCCTCAACAGATACCCAGTCTGACCTAGAGATTTCCTTCAAGGCTACCTGCAATGTGTTTATGATGTGGCTTTTTACATTTCCTTATATGTAGTCATCATCTGTAACTTTTGTAAAACGGATAGTTTTCTCTATCAACTCTTTAACTTTCTTCTTATCCATACTTCTATATTGTTTCTTGTTTGCCATATTATATATGTTTAAAGTGAGAAGCAAGCACAGATAAAATAAAGTGCTTAATTTTAAAAATTACATTTATATGAAAAATTTAATTACTTTGAAGTCGTATGATAATTCATACACCCGTGCAATTAACCCAGACCACATTGTCTCTTTCTTTGAGGTGGATGGTGATAGCTGTATCAAGTTATCTAATGGTGAGACTTTCACCACCAAGATGCAGTTCTATGACCTTGTGGAATTGATTAACAAAAGCTATGAGTAAAGATACTCATTAAGGCACTTGTCTCTATTTTCTGGGCAGTTTTTAATTACCCACATTCTATCTCTCCACTCTTTAAGGTGTGAGTTATAGACCCATTCAAATCGTGCTATGTTTGTGCTAATAGGAGCATTGATATACAATTTCTTCTTTAACCACTTACGTAGCACCTTTTTTATTAACTTTTCTGTAATCATATTCTTCTTTCTTTTTACCCTCTCCCTTTTGCAGGAGAGGGTGGTTAGTTACTCTGTTACTTTCTTTATGCTTTCTGAAAATGTTTTGAGCCACTGAGTATCCTTTTCGGCAGCAACTACATCGTTATTGTAATGCTCCAAATTATACTTCATAGACTCTATTAAATCAGTGCGATTAGATTGTTTTTGAATCCACTCATCTTTAGGGATGATATTCTTCACATAAACATGGCGGCAATCAAAATTTAAACTATCAATTAATTGTCTTTCCATAAAGTCCTTAACACCCTCGTATTCTTTGGATGGTGGAGTCCATCTTCTAACTTTGGATAGCATTGCATTGTATCTGTTTTTGAGAGCTTCATTCTTTTTCAATCTATCCTCATTTCCCTTGATAACATCATTAACATAAAAAAGATACTCAGCTTCAAGTTCTTCCTTTGTCTTAGGGGCTGCAAGATGCTTTTCGTACTCAGCTTTTGCCTCTTCGTATTTCTTTTTATAGTAATCACTAGGATATATCTTGTCAGGAATTTCGAATCTACTAAGGTTAGGATATTTTCCTTCAAATCTTATGTAGATACCGAAGTTTCGCAAGCAACTATTTGCAAATTGCTCAAATGTTATATCTTCACCATCATATATTGGTGCTGTAAATCCTGTTGGCATATTATTATCTATTTATATATCCTTGCGGATAGTTAATCATAAATTATAACACAATCATTGTACACAGATACTTCAGCTATACTTAGAGGCTCTCCGTTTTCTTGTGTTCCATGAGAATAAGGAAAGCAAA